TGGTCCTCTCGCGCGATAGAACCGCGAAGGATTTTCGATTAACGGGTCCCTGCGCTCGCCGGGAGGGTGGAATCCGTCGTCGATGCCTGCGGCATCGTCGGACCACTAGCGCGGCTTAGCTCGGCGTCCCTAGACTCACGGACAGCGGAGCTCTTGGACCCGGTCGGGTGGGGAGAGTTTCCCGGAGTTTTGCACCACCCTTCACTGCGACCACGAGGAGAGTCCAAGCATGGCTACACGGGTGACGTACGAGGTCCACGATGATCTGACGGGAGAGCCGGGCGCCAAGACGGTGTTCTTCTCGCTCGGCACGCAGGTGTACGAGATCGACCTGGTCGACGGGGAGTCACGTCTCGCAGAGGTCTTGGCCCCGTTCATCGCGGCCGGCCGCAAGTCGGCGTCGCAACGGATGCGCAGGACTCCGGCTCAGGCTGCCACGGAGGAGCGCGCCGCCTACAACCAGCAGGTCAGGCAGTGGGCGCACAGCAACGGGCTGAAGGTGTCGAAGCGGGGTCGGATCTCTGAGGATCTGATCCGTCAGTTCGAGGAGAGCCGTCAGCGGCATGGGGGCAAGCGGGCGTAGCACCGGGGGGCCTTCCGGTCCGAGCGTGGCCCCCGACTCTGGAGGCTCCGCTCTTGTCGGCACCCGGACGCCGCGACTTTAGCGAGTGCGCGTGTCCGTCTACTGCAACACCTACTGCAACACCAGCTTGGCAGTAGGTGTTGCAGTAGGTGCCCTGCTCCCGTATGGTCTTCCCAACGCCCCGGAACCGTCCCTGTAACCACCTCGCGTGGTCGATCAGACGGCCGGGGCTTCGCCTTGTCTGGCTTCGCCCGCACGGCGGGCATGTTGACCGACACCGCCCCTCGCGCGCGATGCGTTTTCCACGGCCGCGCAAAACGCACGGTGTCGCCATCTGCACCACCGGTCGTGTGGACTTGACGGGTGAACATCGCGCGCGTGCCCGACCGGCCAGAGGTCCGTCGCGGCGTAGGAGACCGAATCGCGGACGCCCTTCCGATCGGCGGCGACCACTTCCAGATCGGCCTGGAGGTCAGGGTCGTCGACGTCGACGGGTGCACGTGCGTTCTTCGACGGCACGCAGTTCTCGTCCACATCGGGAAGCGGCGGGTTCGCACGTTCCCGTTCTTCAGGATCCCGGGCAGGGTTCTTGCCGAACTGTGGGATCCGCGCGACGGGTTCGAGCACGTGAACGAAGGGCTTTGAGTTGGCGACGGAGCGGTACGACCCCGATCGAGAACTTCTCCCGGAGCGTTGGGCTCAGGCGAAGTCAGGCGAATCAGCCGCAGTCGCCTGGCTGGTGGAGAGGTACCACTGGCTGGCACTGAAGGTCGCGCGAGCGAAGCCGGTGCCGCCGCACTTCGACCGTGAGGACGTCGTGTCGTGGGCGAACATGGGCCTGTTCGATGCGGTACGCAAGTTCAAGCCAGAGCAGAACTCTGACGGCAAGCTCCACGAGCACTTCATCGGTTTCGCGACGCTGCGGATCCACGGGGCGATCCTCGACGGGATGAAGGCACCCGGCCAGTCATGGGCGACCCGTGAGGTGTGGCGTCAGCACCGTCGGGTGAAGGAGGCCGAGGAGGCGCTGGAGCAGCTTCACGGTCGGCTGGTGTCCCGTGCTGAGGTTGCAGAGCATCTCGGTGTCGAGGAGCGGGAGATGCCGGTGTTCCGCCAGCAGATCCCACTCTCGGCAGTGGGGGACGGGGGACTGGATGCCAGCGAGGAACCGATCCCGCACGAGTTCTTCCATGACACGGACACCCCGAGCGACATTGTCGAGGTCTCGGCCATCGCGGATCGCTTGGCGTGGGCCCTGTCGTTCTTGTCGGACGAGGATCAGGCCTTCATGGCGGACGGGTACGTGCGCGGGGTCGCCGACTCGGACATCGCAGACCGGTACGAGATCCCGCTGGCGGCTGTGCGTCCACGTCGGGCAGCGATCTTCAACCGGATGTTGGAGCTCCTGAGCCTGTCCGATCCGTCGAGTGCTGTGCCTGTACCCAGGAGGTGACATGGCACGCAACCGCGCACGTACCGCTCAGGTGCGACCCGCGCCCTTCATGCCGTCCGTCGAGGCCACGGCCGAGCTCGGGGAGAACTCTGAGGTCGAGGAGGTCGAGGTCGAGGACGACGAGGCACAGGACACGGCTCGTGAGCTCGGCTCTGTCGTGACGGAGCGGGCGGTGCCCTTCGAGGTTCGACCGGACGGATCCATCGCGCACTTCGCCCACGCGAGCGCGCAGATCGCACGAGAGGTGGGCAGCTAGTGACCGACTACCCGTACGCGGGCGACACGACCAAGGTCGCTCCGAACCAGCCGTACAAGGGCACGGGCCTCGGTCCGCACACCGAGACGGCGAACCCCGGCATCACGTACTCGCAGGAGCCGGACGTGCTGGGCCGCTACCGGGCCAAGCCCGACGTCGAGATCGAGGTCGAGATCGAGGACGCCTCGCTCGACATCGCGGCCACCGCGCAGATCACGGTCTCGGCGACGATCAACCCCGGCGAGGGCTACGAGCCCATCGAGAAGGACGTCACCGAGAACTCCACCTACGAGTCGTCGGACGACGAGGTGGCCACGGTCTCGGCGGACGGCCTGGTTACTGCCGTCGGCGAGGGCACGGCGACGATCACCGTCACGTACGCCGGCGCCACCGAGGAGGTTGAGGTCACGGTCGTCGACCCGACGTGACGCGCGCAACTCGGCACACACAGAAGGGTCTCGGGCACTGCCCGGGGCCCTTCTGTTGTCGATGCCCGAGGTACCCGAGTACGCCGAGAGAGGGACGTGGGCAGTGGCTGCAACGAACAACGGCTGGCCGGTCGTCGGCTCGACAGCCGTCACCCGCGCCTACTACGCGGGCGACCGCGACGGTGCGCTCGTCCTGAAGGGCGACGTGCAGACCGCCTTCGGGTGGCTCGTCCAGCAGATCCACACCCGAGTCGAGCCGGTCACGGTGGTCAACGGGTGGCGGTCGGCAGCGGACAACGTTGCTGCGGGCGGTGCGGCGGGTTCCAATCACCAGTCCGGCACCGCCCTGGACATCAACGGCCATCTGCACCCGTACGAGGCAAAGCTCCCTGCCAGCCAGCGGGGCACGCACTACCGCTCGGGGTGGAACTCGTCTCAGATCGCGGCGATCCACCAGATCTTGTCGGAGTCGGGCGGGCTGTTCTCGTGGGGTCTGAGCTACGGCTCCGGTTTCCGCGATGCCATGCACTTCGACATCACCAAGGGCCGCACGGCCGCCGACGTCGCGAAGTTCGTTGCGACCATCACCAAGGAGACCGACATGCCGCTCACTCCGGCCGACATCGATGCCGTGCAGGCGGCTGCGCTGAAGGGGGTTTACGCGCTCTTCCAGCAGGCCGCAACTCGTGACACTCCCACCGGGCGGCAGTTCGGGGACTACGTCATCGCGATCCTCGACCCGCTCGTCACCGCACGCACGGCCGCCGCCCTCGACGAGAAGGCGCTGGCCGATGCTCTCGCCACGCGCGGCGTGACCGGCGTCGACCCTGCCGCTGTCGCGAAGGCCGTCGGGGACCTGCTCGCCAAGCGCCTGGTGTCGTGAACGCTCCGGTCAGTCAGTCGTCCGTCGAGCCGATGACGCTCGGCGAGATCAGCCGCACGCTGACTCGCCTGGATGACGGCCAGAAGGAGCTCATCGCACGGATCGACCTGATGCGCGGCGAGTTCGTGCACCGGGGCGAGTACGACCAGCGCTCAGTCTTCATCGACCGGGAGCTGCGTGACATCAAGGCCCGTGTCGACCGCGTAGAGGAAGGTGTCGCAGCCAACGCGGGCCGTTCTGGCTCCTCGGGCTGGACCATCGCGTCGGTCGTCATCGGTGGCGTCGTCGGGCTCGGGTCTGTCCTGACGCTGCTCATCACCCTCATGCGCATCATCCCCGACGTCCCGTAGGAGGACTCCCATGTCTCAGCTCACCTCTCGCAAGTGGTGGTCGGCGGCAGCCGTCCGTGCGATCAAGACCGCGGCGCAGACCTTCATCGCCTCCGTCGCGACCGTGACCGTCCTCGGCGACGTGCCGTGGTCCGTCGTCGGCGGCACCGTCGGGCTCGCCGCGCTGCTCTCCCTCGCGACGTCCCTCGGTGGCCTGCCCGAGGTCGACGACAGCACCGACGACTGACCAGGTGGACAAGAGCGGCCCGGCCCTGCTTCGGCAGGCGCGGGGCCGCTCTGTCGTCAAGGCGTGTCAGGCATCTAGGTTGCGGAGTTTGCAACAGTGGGTTCCTCTCCGCGCTGTCGCCCCTCTCGGGGACCAGGTCGATCCATCTCTGTAGACGAGGGAGGGACTCACATGGCGATCACGATCGGGACGCACGGGCTTATCGAGGACGGGCTCGTGTGGCGGGTGGCGGCCGGTGCGGACGCGACCGCGCGATTCGTGCTGTGGGACGACGACGAGCGCACGACCCCGACGGATCTGACGGGTGTGGCCGGGGCGTGCGAGGTCCGCACGAAGCTCGGCGGCACCCTCCTCGCCACCGCCGTCGTCACTGTCGATGGGCCCGCCGGCACGGTCGACGTGCACCTGCCCGCCGACGAGTCCATCGGGTGGTCCGCGCGCACCACGACCGCCGTCTTCGACGTCGAGCTCACCGCCGACGACGGGACCGTGACCCGACTGTGCACCGGGACCCTCGACATCTCCCCCAACGCCACGACGGGAGCCTGATGTGGGCGTCATCGTGATCGACGGAGGCAACCCCGCCACCGTCGACGTCGTCGTCACACCCGCCGCCGCCGTCGACGTCCTCGCACCACGCGGCCTGCCCGGCGCCAAGGGCGCCCCCGGCGACCAGGGCCCCAAGGGCGACCCCGGCACCGACGGTGCACCAGGCCAGGACGGCCAGGACGGCGCGTCCGCGTACGAGCTCGCGCTCGCGGCTGGCTTCGACGGGTCCCTGCAGGACTGGCTGGCGTCCCTCGTCGGCCCGCAGGGCGACCCCGGCCAGGACGGTGCCCCGGGCGAGGACGGCGCTCCCGGCCGCGACGGCGTCGACGGCCAGGACGGTACTCCCGGAGCCCCCGGCGCTGACGGCGAGGACGGGCTCACGCCGACGTTCACGGTCGGCACGGTCACGACCGGTGCACCGGGCACGGACGCCGAGGTCGCCGTGACGGGCGGCCCGGACTACGAGCTCTCGTTCACGATCCCGCGCGGCGCGCAGGGCGACCCGGGTACGGGTGGTGGCGGGGGCGCCGACGACGAGGCTGTCGCGGCTCTCGTCGGCGATGCGGGGTCGGAGACGGGTGCGGCGCTGCGGGCGCTGTTCGCGCAGATCTGGCGTGGGACGCAGGCCGAGTACGACGCCCTGAGCGAGTACGACTCGATGACGCTGTACGTGGTGGTGGGCTGATGGGTATCGCGGCGGACCGTCTCTACCTCGGTGAGGACCTCATCTTCGACTCGTCCACGAGCGAGCAGCACGAGGTCGTCGACATCTTCGATCGACTCACGGTCGGACCTGACTACGCGGTACTCAACTCGCTGGCCGAGGGCTCGGCCGTGACGGCTGCGATCAGCCCTTTCGGGACGTTCACCGTCGGGGGGTACGCCCCGATGGCTGTGCGGGACACGGGCAGGTCGGACAGCTTGGTCACGCTGCGGCTCGGGGTCGGCCCCCAGCTGCAGCTCCACCCCCGGGTGATCGACGTCAACAACTGGATCGGGTGGATGCCGTCGTCGGGGCGCCTGCGGCTCCGGGTCGCCGGCGTGTCGACTGACTCGACGAAGGTCGCGACGGCCGCGGAGAGCGGCGACTTGATCGACATGCTCACTCGTGAGGACGGCGCCGCCATCTACCGGAACGGCGCCATCCTCCTCGTGATCGACGACCCACGGTTCGCTGCAGCGACCAGGGTTGGATTCGGCTCGGGAGGCGCCTCGGGGTCCGCAGCGATCTCGACGATGCGGGTGAGCGCCGCACCGAAGGCTCCGACTCTCGCGGGCGTCGACGCGCAGATCGACGCGGCGACTTCGGTCGAGGACTACGCCGCGGCGCTCGGGCCTGCGCTCGCGTGGGCGGGCGCGTCGTTGCAGATCCACACGACCGCCAGCGGCTACTTCTCCGGCAGCTTGAGCCTGTCGGACCCGTCACTGAGGGCATCCGCGAAGGCCGTCGCGCGCTGCCTGGTGCGCCTACCGTGGCGGTTTCGCTCCGGGCCGCAGCCGTGGGTGCTGCACATCGGCGCCGACCTTCGCTCCGGCGGGAGCTCCGCGTCGGGCCTGACCGTCTCGGACGTCGATCTCTACATCGCGGTGCCGCCGACAGCGGCGCAGTACGACACCGTCACCTCTGACGATGCGGCCGCGCGGGACCACGTCCTGCACCACGAGCTCGGGCATCTCGTCCACATGCGTTCGTCGGCTCCCGGGGCCTCGGCGCTGTCGGCGGCGGTGACGGCCGCGAACCCTCCCGGGTTCTCGTACGGCGGTAGTGCTGTCGGGGGACCGCGCCCGACAGGCTTCTGCCGCGGCTATGGCACCCAGAACGTGAACGAGGACATCGCCGACGTCATCGGCTGGCTGATGACACCGGCCCTGCGTGACCAGCTCGACACCTGGTGCGAGACCGACTCGTACCTCGCAACGAAGGTCGCCGCCGTGCGCGCGTTCATGCATGGGCTCGGGTGGGGCACCGGCTACTGGTCCTAGAGCCGACGCCCGCGCCGGTTCTTGAAGACCACCACAGGAGGAGACCGATGGGGAGCTTGACGACGAACAACGGCTGGGCGATCGTCGGATCAGCCTCCGTCACGCGCGTCTACCTCGCGGGCTAGGGCATTTTGCGCTACCGCGCAGATCTCACGAAGCCTTCTTGACGAGGTTCGAGACGTAGTCGCTCGTCACCCCGAGCCGCGCGGCGATCTCCCCGTTCGACAGGCCGAAGGACGACAGGAACTTCGCCTCTGCGGCCTTCTCGGCCGACGAGAGGCCCCGAGAGAGCAGCCCACCCTTCCCGTCCCACAGCGGGTCGTGCAGAAGGTCCTGGTCGTACTCCTCGGCCCGCTTCCACCCCTTGCCGCGTGCGTACGCACGGCAGTGCGGGCTCGGGCCGTCCCGGTACGCGAACTCGTCGAGCCACTCGATCATTTCTTCGACGAACGGGCGCGTGCAGGTGTCGGACTTCACGTACACCTCTCGCGGGAGGTGGCGCTTCGCACTCCAGCCAGCCGCCGCCATGCAGTGGATACGGATCTTCGTTGCCGCGCTAGAGATGAGGTAGACGCTCTCCTGGGGCAGGTTCGGCAGGGTCCGGAGCTTCTCGATGGTCGACGGGTACACGTACCTGCTCTGCCCTGTCTTGACCTTCCAGATCACCGAGGTGTGCAGGCCTGCCGCACGGGCGAGGGCGAAGTGCGACAGGTTGTGCTTCTCCATCTGCCGCTCGATGAGCTCCCGCGCTGTCTCGATGGGCTGGTACCACTGCCAGTCGGGGTTCTCCAGGCGCCGCAGCTTGCGGTACTTGGCGTTGGCGTACTTCTGCGGCCGGGTGGTCATTCGCGGCTCGCTCGGGTCGGCGCACTCTCGGCCAGGGGGTGGGTCAGCCGGCACGTCTGGCGGACGGGGTGCTGTGCGATCGGGGCGTCGATCTCTGCGTCGGGGCAGACGGCGTGCTTCCATGCCTGGTCCTCGTCGGCGCGGATCAGGTCGCCGGGCTGCCAGCGCTCGCCACAGTCGGGGCAGATGCCGGAGTAGCGGGCCATGAGCGTCATCGACCGTCCTCCGTCGTCAGGTGCTTGTCGAGCAAGCGGACCGTCGAGCAGGGCCAGGTGCTGCGGCAGTGGTCACACAAGTCAGGGAACTCGGTCTGCCCGAACGTCACGAAGTCGCCCAGTCGCCACGGTCGCCGCCTGTGCAACGCCCGGATCGCGTCCACGGCTGCGGTCAGGCGTCGCACTTCGGCCACGAGACGCGGCACGTTTTCCAGGTCGGCGGCTGTCAGTGGGTCGCTCATCGTGCTTCCTTCCACTCGGCGACCTGGCGGGAGACGACGACGCCGTCTCGCGTGTGCATGTTGGCGGCGAACCACCGCGCGGACCCCTCACCCGCGCTCGGCTCGATCACGGTCGTCCACGGCCAGCGGACACCCCACTCGGTCGTCGCCTCGGGGAGCAGCGCTAGCACGGCGTCGGCACATTCGCACCACTCTTCGCGCCACGAGTCGGGCAGGTCATCCCATGCGGTCAGACCGTCCGGGAAATCTCCTACCCCCCGTCGGTGCTCGTACAACGTCCGCGCAACGACCTCACGGTCCGACCCGGTCACAGCGCCGCCCCCCACCATGCCGCACCGATCCCGAGCGAACCCGGCCTCGATGATCTTGTCGGCGTAGAACGAAGCATCCCCACGACTGATCTCGTGGGTGCCGTCGCTGTTGTCGGAGATGGTCACCAGGTAGTTCCTGAGGAACAGGCGGTCCTCAGGATTCACGGGGTGTACGACCTCGCCGCTCACGGCAGCACGGGTGCCGGACTCGGTCGGGATGGGCACCAGGGCGGGGCGGTGCTTGCGGACGACGGCGAGGACGGCGAGCGCGACGTGCTCGTCCCCGACGCCCCAGCCCAAGAACCGCTCTCCGCAGCGGCAGTCGATGAAGGGCTCGCCGTTGAGCAGCCTGCCGGTCGGGGCGAGGACATGCTCCAAGAGCACCGATACCACCGCCCCGACCACGGCCTCCTCGTCCCACACGGGAGCGGCAGCGGCACGGAGCCGCTTGACCTCGGCCTCGGCGGCGTCGAGCGCGTCAAGCAAGACTTCCCAACAGACCGGGCACTCAAACTCTGGCGATTCGTACTCCAAGGCACGCCTCCCATTCTCCGGTGTACTCCCCGCGCTTTCCTTGCCGAGCGCGAGCGGGTCAGTCTGGTCAGTCACTGGTGATCTCCTGTCGGGCGAGCCAGTCGGCGGCACGGTTCGTGACGCCGAACTTCTCGCGGATGAGGTTGACGCAGCGGGCGCGCTCCTCGGTGCGCTCGCGGTGCCGCTGGTCACGGACCCGCTCGACTTCGGCCAGGACGTCGTCGCGCTCCCTCATCACGTCGGCCGCGATCTTCTCAGCGGACGCGATGCGCTCGCTCATCGTGGCCTCCCGGTTCGTCAGCGCCGCCCGCAGCCGCTCGACCTCAGCCTCAGCGGCGTCGAGCGCGGTGAGCACAGCGGTCAGGTCGCGCCCGGCACTCGCTATGAAGATCGCGTCGGGGTGACGGATGCCAACGACGTCGGCCCGGTAGACCCTGGGGTCCTCGCGGGTGGTGGCTTCGGGCGCAACCTCGTAGACGGCGAGATCGCGCGCGTCGACGAGCGCGAGGTCACCGATGAGCTGGAGCCGGGGGTCCTGCATGGGCTCGCCGAAGCTGTCGACGGCCCAGTCGGCGACGACCTGCTCAGGGTCGCCTAGTCCATACTCCTCGGCCGAGGAGCGGACCCGGTCGGCGGCGGGGCCGAGGATCGAGCGATCCTCGTGGCCGATGGAGAGCACCACACGGCGACCAGCGCCGGAGACCCAGGTCGCGAGGTAGGGCTCGCCCATGTCGGTATTTCCGGCCCAGTGCCAGGACGCGGCATTGGTCGCTGCCGCCAGTCGGGCGCGGATCTCGTCGCAGTCCTCACGGGACAGCCCGGTCACCGCGCCGAAGTCCCCGCTCATGGCAGCACCACGTCGTGCACGTCAGTGATGTCCTCGGCGCCGTGGACGTCCCGTCCGACGACCTGTGCGGCGGTGACGTAGGGGAGCTCGGTGCTGTACGAGACCATCACGATCTGGTCCGGCACGCCGCGCACCGTCGCTCGGAAGCGAGTGCCCGGGATCGTCGGGATGGATGTCGTCGGTGCGGGCTTGTGCGCGCGGACGCGGACGAAATCCGCAGGCTCGCCGTAGCTCCAGCGGATCACCTGGCCCGCTGCGCACAGGTGATTCCCATTCTCGGTCACCTCGTGCCAGACCTTGATGCTCAGCCAAGGGTCGCTGATGCTCCAGCGCACGTCGATCTTCACCAGGTCCCCGGGCTTGATCTTGGTCACGTCGATCTCGTTGCTCACCGCTCAGTCCTCCTTCTCGTGGGGGTTGACGAAGCGTGGTCCGTCGTCGCCTCCGACGCCCTGTCGGAGACCGTCGCGGAAGCCCTTATCCCACGCGAGGGCCCTGATCGCACGGTCATGCGCAGCGAGCCACCGGTCAAACTCGGCATGCTCTGTGTTGGCGTGACGAGACATCCGGCTGTACGAGCCCCGCACCTCATCGGTCGTCGGCGTGTAGTCATCCACGCTTGTCACCCTTCTTGTCGAGGTAAGGGTTGTCGTCCAGCGACGTCACGACGATGTCGTCGTTGTTCAGTGCGGCCAGCTGCTGGGTGTCGAACAGGTACGAGTAGCCCTCGTCCCATGCTTCGGCCTTGACAGCTCGCAGCCAGGCGGTCTTCTCCAGCAGTTCCACCTGCTTCCCGTCGGTGCAGAAGGGCCAGAGTGAGGCCAGCACCTTCGGGCACCGAGGGTTACTGGCGCACGTGCAGTCGTAGCCACCGTCCCCGACCTCAGGGCAGACACCACAGCATCCAGCGGGTCGGTCGTTTCGGTTGTCGCTCATGAGCTCGTCCTCCTCTTGTGGTGTGCACTCTTGTGGTGTGCGTGGCTTCCGGGTTCCGACGATGGACGGGCGAGGCACGAGCGAGCCCCGTTCACCCGTGGGCCACGGACTGGGGACCACTCGCGCGTCCCAGGTCCTGCGGAACTGGATCTGCCGTTCGGCTTCACCGCTCACCCATGCGCTCCGATCCAGAGTTGTGTTTCATGCAACAGGATGGTGTACGCGCTCGCGATCGACCTAGCCCCTGCGTTTTCCGCGCCCGTGGAAACCTATGAGATTTGCGCTAGCGCGGAGATCTCACGGTGTTGCCTGTCGATCGGGAGCCGCTCTAGGCTCGGCATCCACGGGGGCAGGGGGCAAGGGGCAGGGCGCAGCTCACAACCCCGTAGGGGCTTGGAGCTCGGAGCGAGCGAAGCGAGTCCCGAAAGCGCAGAGGGTCGGACTTCGGGCCCGCCTTCGGCGGGCATTGCCGCCGCGCCTGACGGCGCGTCGGACTCGGGCTTCGCCCTCGTGTCTTTGGATACACATGATGCTGCAGGAAGAACTGGTCTAGATCAGTAAGTACGCGTGCGCGTGCGCGCGCGAGGGAGAGGGGTCCGCGTGAGTGCCTACGGGAAGAGCTTCGCCGCACCGCCGCGCCCGGCCCCCGTCGGGTCCGCCCGAGTGCCTCGACGCCAGGCCGTCAACGCGGCCCCGAAGGTCCAGGCCCATCCGATGCTGAAGTGGCGCGTCGTCGGGCTTCACGGCTTCTCGGCCCCGGTGCTTGCTCGCACGGGCCTCCAGGCGTCGGATTCGATTGCGTCAGGCATGGTCCTGAGCGATGACATCGTCGCCATCGTTCCGAACGGCCACACGGGCAGCGAGCCTGTGACTGAGCTCTGGTCGTCGGACATGACGCGGTTCGTCGGCGATCCGTGGGATGCAGAGTCCGGGCAGTCGACCCTGCTGCGAGACGTCGCGGTCCGCACCCGTGTGGTTGAAGGACGCGAGCTGGCGGAAGGGAAGGCGGCCGCGAGGGAGACCTTCGTGTCGAACAACGCCTGGGGCGGCATTTCCCCTTGGCCGAATGTGGTGGCGAGCGTGCGGCGCCTGCCTGGGGCATTCGTCTTGCCTGTGGAGATCTCTACTAGGCCGCGCACCATCGCTCACTACGTGAACGCCCTGGCCGCGCTTCAGTCCGCTGAGGCCGGCACCTCGGATGGCCACCCGTTGTCCACTCGGCTCCTCGCGCAGTGGCAGAAGCACATCGAAGCTGTCCGCGCCGCCATTCCCCTTGCCGAGATGGCTCTGCCTGGGCTCCGCGAGGGAGACGGGCGCCCTGGGGACGGGGCAGACATGACTCTGGAGAAGGCGCTGAGTCTGCGTGATGCGCGCGCCGTCCGGGGGTGGCTGAACGCAGCGCGCATGGTCGTCAGGGCGTCCGAGCCTGAGATCTCCAGAGGCGTGCGCGCGTCCTTCGATCTCGGCGGATGACGTTTTCCGCGACCGCTAAAATCTCACGGTCCCATCGTTGTGCGCAGTGCAACCCATGATTGACGCATGGGTGGAAAGGGATCCGGTCGCAGACCTCGGGCCGAGACGATCGCACGCGAGATCGAGAAGCAGCGCGTGGTGGCGCAAGGCCAGGCGGCGGTTGCTGACGAGATGGAGTCCGAGCTGGAGTTCGTTCCGACTCCCGTCAAGCTCCAGTACGTGAAGCAGCCGACCGGGTCCACCATCCAGGTGCAGGGGGACGCTGAGAGGGAGTTCTACGAGCGTCAGCGCGACAACTACATGCAGCAGTACAAGTTCACCGAGGTGTCGGACCTGTCGGACCTCGACGCGCTGCTCCTGCACGAGACGCTGGACTTCCGTTACACCTCTCAGCTTGCCAGCGGCAAGGCCTACGACGGCAGGGCGCTGGTGTTCGGCGAGGAGGAGCAGTTCCGCCAGAACAAGCTCGCCGAGGCGAAGGTCATCGGAGACCTGAAGCGTCAGCTCGGCATCACGCGCGCGGCCCGCGACCAGCAGCAGGGGAACGTCGCGGACTACATCCGCGAGCTCCAGCGCAGAGCCAAGGAGTTCGGCGTCTACCGCGACGAGCAGAGATCGTTGTCCATCTCTTTGATGAAGGAACTGGAGTCCATCGTCACGACCTGGCAGCGCTCGAACGAGACTGAGCGGCGCGTCGTCGGCATCGAGACCGAGGCTGACATCGTCACGTGGATCCTGGACACGATGCTCCCCAGGCTTCACGCGTTCGAGGCGGCGTTCCTTGCGGAGCAGAAGAAGTGGCGGGCCGACCTGTGAGCGAACCATGGAGGGACCACTTCGACGATCTGCCGCCGTCGTTCCATCGGCTGCTCGCAGACCTCATGGTCGAGGCACAGGCGGTCCCGGGGAGGCGGGCGGCCAGGAAGGTCAACCCCGACGGCGAGTCCATGCAGGACATCGTGAACGTCGTCTATCCGAGGCGGTCGGTGAAGCCCTTCGGTGAAGCGCTGAAGGATGCCACGAAGTACAGCCAGGGGGCCGTGGCGCATCTCGCCGGCATGAACCGGGGCAACCTCGCTCGGATGGTCGCGGGCCAGGAGCCCTTTACGAAGGACAAGATCGAGCGCATCGCTCGTGCGATCCGCGTCGACCCGGCCTACTTCCACGAGTACAGGGTCCTGGCCATCCACGAGATGATCGATGCGGTCCTGTCTCCTGAGCAGAGCCTGCGCCTGTTCGGCCCGACAGAGCCAGATCACCGCGAGCAGCCGCGACCGAAGGGTCTGAACGCTCCGGACGGGTTCCGGCTCGTTGGCAAGAGCGCTGTTGCCAACGCCGCAACGAGGCGTCGAGCGGCTAGCGCATGACCGCGCTCGCACAACTGACTGACGAGGAAGAGGCCCTCTTCCAGATCCTCATGGATCCGACCGGCGTCGACATCGCCGAGTTCCTCCTGGAGGACATGGACACCACTGGTGACCCGCTTCGCTTGTGGCCGTTCCAGTGGCCCTGGACGCACTCGGGCGAAAAGTACGAGGTCGACCAGCTGGCCCGACAGACAGGCAAGAGTCAGAGCGTCGTCTGGAAGGCGATGGCCCATGCGTTCCAGAACCCGGGGCAGGAGATGCTGCTCGTCGCCCCGCAGCTCAACCACCTCGAACTGCTCACGGCCAAGATCGAGCAGGCGTTCAACGACGTCCGGCTCCTCAACGAGATGCGGCCCAAGACTGCGTCGAAGGGCCTGAAGAAGAGCCCCCACTGGCAGATGACCTTCCTCAACGCGGCGCAGATCATCTCCCGACTGGCGTCCTCTCCGGCTGCGATGAAGGGCCCACACCCTGTCGTGATCGAAGGGGACGAAGTTCAGGATTGGATCTACGAGTCGTATCTAGAACTCATTGAAACGGTAAAGACGAACCACCCGAACATGTCCTGGCGGATGCACGGCGTGTCGAAGGGTGTCGGGCGCGACCTCCACTTCCGCCTCACCCAGGGGGAGATCGATGGGTCGAGCTTCCATGTCCACCACTACATCGCGGCACACCGCCCGACCTGGACGGACGAGGAGCGCCAGGCGAAGATCAAGCAGTACGGCGGCGACGAGTCCCACCCGGACTACCAGCGCAACGTGCTCGGTTTGCCAGCCGACGCCGGGACGACACTGTTCGTTGCTGCGCGCCTCATGGCGTGCGTCCGCATACAGGAGTCCGAGTGGGCGGTGGAGTACAACAACGATGTCTACCGGTGCGTCAAGATCTCTGACGCACTCTTGACGCGGGTCCGCAAGCACGGGCAGGAGATCGAGAGCCTCATCGACGTCCCCATCTCGCACCTGCGCGACGAGTACGTGTCGTACTGGGCGGGTGCTGACATCGGCTTCACGAACGACCCGACTGAGATTCTCGTCTTCGGCACGACCCGCAAGGGCGTTGACCGCCTTCTGCTGCGAGTGCAGCTGGAGCGCATCACGGCCAAGGATCAGGTCGCTGTGGTCAAGTTCCTGTTCGACTCCTACGGCTCGAAGCTGAAGCGCTTCGGCCTGGACCGCACGGGCGTCGGGCTGCCGCTCTTCCAGGACCTGAGGGACGTCAAGGACATCTCGTCGCGCGTCGTGGGCTACAACTTCTCCGAGAACCGCGCAGTGGAGTTCGATGATCGCGACCTGAAGCCGGGGGAGAAGCAGGAGGACCTCGTCATCAAGCGCAACATCAAGGATCACGCGACCGACCTGCTTCGCAAGAGCGTCGACCAGCAGAAGCTGGAGCTCCCGTACGACAAGGACATCCTCACCGAGTGGGGTGGAGCCACCTCCTACATCATCAAGACGAACCCGGATGACGACGGGACGAAGCGTCGCTATGGCGGCGGGTCCCTGCACACGCTGGACGCAGCTCGGATGTACGCGGCAGCCAAGGGGCTGATGGCCATCGAGGAGATGCTGAACGCCGTGCCCAAGCAGGAGGACGTCATCGACCAGTTCGTCTACTTCTGATCCGGCTCGTTCCGCTTCGTTTTCGGTCGAGTGACCAGGGTGTGCCAGCAGGAAGCGTGAGTCCGGGATCTCTGTTCCGCCGTGATGTCCCTGCGGCGGAGCCTGACGCGCCCGAGTCCGAGTTCCAGCCCATCGCGGGATCCACCGCGAGCACGGGCATCGCGCCGCTCGGAGCCGGACTCGGTTCGCGGCAGGACATCCAGGCCGAGCTCGACGCCATCGCTCAGAGCATCCGGGGCTTCCACCTCCTGCCGCCCGACACGGTGCTGCGCCTTTGCTCGGCATACGGGGCGCGACTGTCGGAGCTCTCGGTCCTCCTGCACCGGAGCGAGATGGCGGGGAACCGCAACTACGTGCGCATCCGGACGATGCAGGTCGGCATCTTCGCCGAGCAGATCGAGTTCCAGTTCAAGGTCCACAGCAGGCTCGTGGAGCTGCAGCGTCAGGACATCGCGATGCTTGGGGGTGCTGTCTGATGCCGGCGATCGACACCGGCGAGGTCGGGGTGGGCTGGGAGAACCAGTCTGATCTCCCAGACTGGCAGGTGCTCCCCACGGTCCGTGAGATCGCTTCCCAGTTGCAGTCGTGGGTCCGGGAGAACCGTGCCCAGCGCGGCCAGAACGGCTTCTGGATGCGCACGAAGTACGCCACGAAGGACACGCCGTACGAGGTGATGAGGACGGCCAAGCGTGCCGTTCAGGACGACGACATCGTCTCCGCTGCGTTCGACGTCACCGAGGCGTTGACCCTGCAGGGGGTCGGGTGGGAGGACGCCGACGTTGCATCGGCCGACATCCTCAACCAGATCTCGGCCGACATCGACCTCGACACCTATGCGCGCAGTGCGTACCGAGATCTGGCGACCTACAGCCAGGTCGTCAGTGCCGTCTGGTGGGAGACGCGCGAGATGAAGCCGCGCGTCCGCTCGGGGGCGAAGCGGACGAAGACCGGGGCCCAGGCACCAGGTCGCAAGTCGTACAGCCTGGTCGTGCCTACGAAGATCATCACCCTCGACCCCATGCACGTCGTGCCGATCGGCAACCGGTACTTCGGCGAGGACCGGCTCGCGTGGCACGCCACGGATGAGCTCCTCGAAGCGTGGGCGGGCGTCGACAACGGGACGGTCAACGACGCGACGCTCTCGAACCTCTTCATCGGCCGGTACACGCCGAGCGAGGACGAGAAGGAGTGGATGGGCGACGCGGGGATCGACACCTCGAAGCTCATGGAGCTCAATCCGCGGTCTGTCTGGCGGCACACCGCGACCCGGTCGAAGTACGAGCTCTTCCCGGACTTCCGCATGCGCAGCATCTTCCGTCTGCTCGACATGAAGCAGCAGCTCATGGAGTCGGATCGGGTCATGCTGGTCGGCGCCGCCAACTACCTGCTCATCGTGAAGAAGGGCACCGACGCGCAGCCGGGTACCGCGAAGGAGATCGCTGCGCTGCAGCAGAACTTCTCGGTCATGGCCAAGCTGCCGGTCATCGTCTCCGACCACCGCCTGGAGATCGAGATCGTCTCCCCGAAGCTCGACCTGACGCTCGTCGACAAGAAGTACGACCTCCTCGACGGCAGGATCCTCGCGAACCTGTTCCGTGCGCCCGAAGTCAACTCTGGCGCACGCGGTGACCAGACGGCGGGTACCACCTCACGGATGATGGCGCGCCATCTGGAGAACCAGCGACACATGCTCCGACGGAGCATCGAGAGGCACATCGGCCAGGAGGTCTGGCGCCGTAACAGGCGAGCCTTGGACGACTTCTCGGACCAGGCTCCCTCGCTCGTGTTCATGCCCCGACACGTACAACTCGACAACGACTCGCAGTTCACCCAGCTCGTGATGGCTGCCCGTCAGCAGCGCGACCTGTCTCGCGAGTCGTTCCTGGAGTTCATGGGTTACGACCAGGCGGCCGAGGCGCGTCGTGTCGAGCGCGAGGCAGTGGAGTACGACGACATCTTCAAGACGGTCGTTCCGTTCTCGAAGGCCGGTGACGGGGGCGACGGGGAGCCGAGTGCAGTCGCTGGCGCCCGCGGCGGCCGTCCGCAGGGCGGTGGGTCTTCGCCCAGGTCGGCGCAGGGTCAGGTCAAGAAGCGCACCGCATCCGGTGCGCCGTCCGTCGGAGGTTCGTGATGACCGAGTCCATCGCAGAGATCAGGAACCGGCTCCGTCGCAGCCAGCAGTCGGTTCGGGTGGCTCCTGTCGCGCCCGTGTCGACGGCGAGCCCTGCGCCGGTCTCTGCGGTAGCGCAGGCAGAGACGCACTCCTCCGCGTTCGCGATCGAGGATGCGGGCAAGACGATCATCGCGACCGCTGTCGAGATGTCGTCGGCCCAGAGCTCCGACTTCTACCTGGACTTCCGGGGTCGCCTCGTCGAGGCCGAACGGGCCAACGGGAACGGTGCGTTCTGGACGCAGGGCGATCTGCAGTTCGGCCTTCCGAGTGTCGCCTATGGGCCGCTCAACTGGGGGCACGATCCGAAGGCGGTCGTCGGCACGCTCCTCGACCCGTACCTGGTCTCGGCCGAGCAGGCTGCGGCATCCGGCCTGGGCCCTCACATCCAGACCGGCGCCCGGTTCTGGTCGTATCTCGACCCGAGCAAGGCGAACGCTCTCCGTTCGTTCATCGAGCAGGGCAGGGCGTGGCTCTCGATGGAGTGCATCGCGCAGGGCGTGGAGTGCGTCGGGCCCAACGGCTGCGGTCGCATGAACGACTACATCGCGGCGACGAACCGCACGAAGGACGCGTGCGAGCATGTCCGCGAGCGCTCGTCGTGGCGTCGCATGTTCAACCCCGTCTTCCAGGGTGCCGCCGTGATCGTTCCGCCGCAGCGCCCGGGCTGGGCGAACGCGGAGATCACCGAGGTGGTGCAGCAGGCGGAGCGTCAGCTGGAGGCGGCTTCGGCGCCGATCGATGGCTTGTCTGACGAGGACGCGGTCGCGATGGTGACGTCGATCCTACAGTGGTCGCGCCGCTCTCAGGCGTGATGCGTTCTCCCCGCTAGCGCAAATCGCAACACCTTCTTGCCGGTTCTCCAGAACCCTGTCGAGTGCTCCTCGCGAAGGCCCGTGGGCCTGAACTTCCAGACACGAGGAGGAATGGCTCATGGCGATGCCCGAGCTGGCCGTCCCGCGAGAGACGGCGTCTGCTGCGCCTCGGGAGGTGGCTGAGGAGCGCACCTTCAAGGAGGACGAGCTCACGGCGATCCTCGCGGATCGCGTGGCCCGAGAGACCGCATCGAAGGACGAGGAGATCTCGGCCCTGAAGGCCAAGGTCGAGTCGCTGGAGACCGAGAAGTCGGAGCTTCAGACGAAGCTCGACGTCGAGGTCGCTCGCGCCGAGAAGGCGGAGAAGGACTTCGAGGACCACAAGGCCGAGGAGGCCCGCAAGGTCGAGGTCGCCGCTCGCAAGGACGAGCGCGTCAAGAAGGTGCGTGAGGTGGCCAGCCACCTGAAGCCGGAGTTCTTCTCCGACGAGCGTGCCGAGCGTTGGGCCGCGATGGAGACCGCCGCATTCGACGGCTACATCGCCGATCTGAAGGACGCCTCCGGCAGCAAGACCGGCGCGTCCCGTGAGACCGCCGAGCAGACCGCGATGGGCGGCGCGACGCCGGAGCCGATCTCCGGCGCCAAGTTCTACGACTTCCTGGAGGGCTGACGTGAGCGACTACGGGCTCAACTTCGGTTTCCGCCGCGACGAGCCCTCCGTCAAGGAGGGCCGCTACCGCGTCCCGGCATCGGGCGACTTCCGCATCGGTGACCTCGTCACCGTCGACTTCACGAACCCCGGCTTCGTCACGAAGGCGGCAGCGAACGCGCGCTTCGAGGGCGGGGTCACGGGCCTCCTGATCCAGGAGGAGGGCTGGCACCCCTCGGTGTACGCGGCCCCGATCGTCGACTCGTTCGGTCGCGGCAAGGCCATCAACGGCCAGCCCGCTGCGATCTACACGGGCGACGGCCTGAAGATCTGGCTCCGCAACACGGGCTCCCAGACCCGTCCCGACGGCCGCCAGATCAGCTCGGTCACGGTCGTCGACCTCACGAGTGTCGTCCTCGGCGACCTCCTGAAGTGGGACGGCGCCAAGTGGGCGCGGACCACGACCGACAGCCAGGGCGCCCTTCGGGTCGTCGGGCTGGAGGACAACTACGTCGAAGCCGTCGTTCGCGGCTGAGAGAGGGGAACACGATGGCTACTTCTGTGCTGTCGCGCATGGCATCGATGATGCCGCGACGGGAGTTCGCCTCGCAGCAGCTCCGCGAGCAGTACGAGGCCGCGAAGCGGGCGCTGAACGAGGAGGCCAAGGAGAACTGGGGCAACCAGACCTGGCACCGCGAGCAGGCCGCGCTCGTCGCGACGAAGATCGACCAGGGGTTCAAGAACGAGAACATCCTCTCGTCCTACATCCCCACGCAGAACGTCGGCGCGGCCGACCAGGTCTTCATCGAGGAGACCCGCGGGATGAAGGTCTTCTGGACCGCCCGCAACGGTCAGGTCGACCAGTCGCAGATCAAGACCGAGTCCTGGGAGATGTCCCGGGAGACGCTCGGCTGGCACGTCTCCGAGTTCGAGGACAACTGGGAGAACGACTACGCCAAGATGGTCTCGACGCTGGTCAACTTCGCCGGCCAGCGTGAGGTCGCCGAGGTGAACCGTCGGATCTTCACGGCCCTCCAGGAGGCGGTGAGCAGCGCTTCCCCGTACTACGAGGACGCGTCGTCGACCGGTCTGACGCCGGCCGTGCTCAACCCCCTGCTGTCGGAGGTGGCGGACAACCCGCCCGCGAGCAACGTGGACTTCGCTCTGCCGCTCGCGATCGTGGGTCGCGCCGCCGCGATCGACCAGATCTCGGACTTCCCGAACTTCGCCAGCGAGGCTCGGGAGGAGATCCGCCTGCGGGGCCGCCTCGGCGTCTACCGTGCCGCGAACATCGTTCGCGTCACGAACTGGACGGACGAGGAGAACCTGCCGTACATCCCCGACGACGAGGTCTTCATCCTCGGCGGTGACTACGGCCGGTTCGTGAACTACGGCGGCTCGAAGGTCCGCGTCTGGACCGAGAACGAGACCGAGCACCTTCACCACAAGTCGCGGCGCGACGTCGGCGTGGCGATCTTCCGCCCGCAGTACGTCCGCCGGATCAAGGTGGCGTGATCGGCCGAGTCGGGTCGTAGGCAGGGCCCCTGCACCTTCGGGTGTGGGGGCCCTGCCGTGTCGATCGCAAGGAGCGACGAAGGGAGCCGACATGGCCAAGTACACGGTGGGCAACACGCCGGTCAACCTGGGCGAGGGCGCCCAGCTCATCCAGAACCTCGGCACGGGGACTCTCTACATCGGCGGCGCTGACGTTGCCACGACGACCGGTGTGCGCGTCAACGCCGGTGAGGCGCTCGTCGTCGGTGCCGGTGGAGGCCTGTGCTTCGGCATCTCGGACGGTTCGGCCGACGTCAGGACGCGAGCCGGGGCGCTCGGGATGGTCGCTGTCGCGAGCGCCTGAGACTGCTCACGGATCGACCCTCCGAGTTCTGTGCCCGGGGGGTCGATCTCTGTCTGTAGCGCCACTGGCGCCGGAACTGGGATCTAGGAGGAACAGATGAGCGAGACCGGGGTCGAGACGACCTACAACGCCTTCGAGGTGGAGACCTGGGAGAAGAACACGCCGGGCGGCGTGTGGATCCTGTCCCTGAACGCTCGGGGTGACGAGCGACCGAAGCGGATCAAGGGCCCTTCCGGCTACCGCTTCAAGGTGCAGACCCGTGAGCGTGAGGCCAGCGGCGCCCGCTTCGTGTACCCGGCTCAGGACCCGTTCCTGAATGGCACGTTCAAGCGGGTCGACGTCAAGCCCGAGGCGGTCGTCCAGAAGGTCGAGGGCTACGACGTCGAGAACGCGCTCAGCGACGCGGATCTCCTGGCGCTCCTGACGTCGACGGGCAACGCCTTCCAGTCGCGGGTCAAGAAGCTCACGGAGCGCAACGTGCGGCGCCTCGCGGATCTGTTCGAGGACGACGACAGCCGCGACCTCGCCAAGCGGTCCCAGGTGGACTTCGTGAAGCAGTACATCGCGGAGAACTACGCCAAGAGCGTCGTCATCACCGAGGACTGACACATCTCCTCGGCCCCGGAGCGGGTCAGCGACTCCGGGGCCGAGGCCCTGCAGGTCGAGTGGAGCGAACATGACGGACTTCAACGATCTCGTGGGCTCGTTCCAGCGCGAGGTGGCCCTCCCGGGGTCGTTCGCAACGACGTTCCCCCTGATGACCGACTCTGTCATCGTCGCAACCCTGATGGACGCATTTGCCGAGGCGCAGCTCGACGGCTTCTTCCACACGATGTCGCTGGACGTGGACAACGAGTCCGTGTCCCCGGACCTGAGCATCGCTGGCGGTGCCCTTGTCGTCATCTACGCGGGCATCCGGGTCTTGCGCCAGCAGATCCTCGCGGCAGGCTCGCGGATGGTGGCCAAGGCGGGTCCGGTGGAGTACCAGACGGAGCAGAGCGCCTCTGTCGCGAAGACGATCCTCGATCAGCTGCTGGCGCGTCGCAAGGAGCTCCTCACCACCACCGCGGCTACGCCGGTCTACCAGATCGACGGATACGCGGCTCGCGGGCTCGGCGGCTTCGCTGCGTACGAGTTCCCCAGGGGGTACTGATGGCTCTCACGCTCCCTTCGTTCCCCGCCGCGGCCGTCCGCGAGAACCTGCGCATCCCGATGCGCATGGGCCTCCCGCAAGACGAGGCCATGTGGCCGGAGTTCGTCACGCTGTCGGTTTCCGCTAGCGGGGAAACCGACAGTCACGGCGTCCCCTGGGACCCCCGGGAGTCGATCGAGTCGACGAGCACCAGCGTGCGTCCCGTCTGCGCGATGGAGTGGCGTTCTGGCGGTGCGGATACGCACAACTTCGGGGTCACCGACGCGGCGGAGATCGTCTTCACACTCCTCGACGAGGAGTGGGCGCAGGTCGAGGGGTTCACCTACGTCAACGTGCGGCCGACCCTCTCGGGGGACCCGGTGCAGTTCCACTTCGTTCGCGTCCTGCAGGCGCTGAACCTCGACTCGGTCGGCGTGTGGCAGGTGCTCTGCAGCACGGAGGACACGCAGTGACACGCTTCGCCAGCCGGTACATCAAGCACTCGGTGGTGCAGGCGATCGAGACGTTCCTGGATGAGTTCGGATGGACTGGCACCACGCCGAACTTCGGCACCACGCCCGTCGCTGTCATCGATCGCGAGCCGTCGAAGGATGATCTCGTCGCGACCGCTGGCAACACCGTGTTCGTCTCGTTCGGCGTCGAGGACGACCACCAGGACCTGCAGCTCGGCAGCGGGCTGCTCGAACGAGAGACGGTCTTCTTCGTCGACGTCGTCGGTCGGGACTCTTCAACCGCCCAGCTCATCGCGGAGGACTTGCGCGATCGAGTGACCGGGATCCGGGGCGGAACCCGCTACCTGCGACCGACCGACCACCAGGGCGCAGAGCTCCCGGGCTACCTGTGCGAGTTCGTGAACGTCATCATGCACGAGCCTCGTGGCGACCGGAAGAACTGGGTCACCGTGGACGGTGACGTCAGGGTCCAGTTCCCGGGGGAGGAGTCGTGAGCGACCCCTCGTCGGACCTCCTGACCCGTCAGCGCCGTCGCCTCGTTGCGAGCATCCTCGGCCATGCGGAGCGGGAGTTCTATCCCCAGCTCACGGAGCGTCAGCGTGAAGCCTTCCGCGAGAAGGTCCTTCAGGCGGCGGCAGCTTTCGGCGACCTAGCCACCGACCTCATCCGCGTCCAGTCGTCCGGCGTGTGGGTCAACGACGACGTCCTGGAGATCCTCGCCGAGATCAGCGAGCAGAGCCGGAACCGCTGATGTCTGCGCCCAAGCTTCAGATTCGCTTCCCGCTCGACGACACCGGTCTGGCGATCTCGCTGTGGGTGTCGTCGACGACGGACAGGGGCTTCTTCGCTCAGCTCCAGAAGACCGAGACGCGCTACTCGTGGAACAGGGTCATGGCCACGATGCAGAAGTTCTACGCGCAGGCGGCGCAGGAGCTCAACGAGCTCGCGGTGGAGGAGTTCAAGAAGAGCCGCAAGCGGCCGGGCGTGTCGACGAAGCGCCTAGAGAAGGCGCTTGTGGATCCGCGCAACATGCGCATCCTCCAGGACGGGTACCGTGTCGGGTATGGCCGGTTCATGAAGACGAGTGAGGCGCGCTACTGGCGTCAGATCGACGAGGGCACGACGGTCCATGTCGGCCGCCTGCTTCCGGCCGGACTGTGGGGGGCGTCTCTCAACGGCCGTTGGGCGGTGAGTGAGAAGGGCAACCGCTACGCGCTGACGAAGCCGCCGTATGCCCTGCCGGGAAAGTCGACCGGTGGTAAGTTCCAGCCGCTGTCGACGGCGACCAAGTCAGGCGTCCGCAGCGCGCGAGCGGAGTGGCGCCGTGACGGGGGCGAGGGGAGGTTCCCTCCTCGGCCGAGGATTCGCCGGGAGATCGAGGCGGAGCACTACTACCACCGTGCGTATCTGCGGTGGTCGCGCACAAACCGCCCACTGAACCTGCTCGTCGCCGTCATGCGTGCAGAGTTCCGCTGGACGCAGCCGATCCGCTCGTACGACCAGCTGATGGCGGCCCTGACCTAGAGGTTGTGGCTGAACAGGGACTCGGGCACCTGCTGCAGTGCGTCGCGCATCGTCGCGACCCAGTCGGAGATCTTCTCGCGGCTCTGCGTGGCCAGAGCGTCGCCGATCTTCCAGTCCGCCATGTCGGGATTCGGGCGTTCGGTCCCGTCGCACATCCACGACCATGCTTCGACGGTTGCCGCTGCGTCGTGGCGGATCTTCCCGACACCATTCAGGACCGCTGCGGGCGTCGGCTCGTTCAGGCCGTCGAACAGGTCCGCGAGGCGCCTCATCGATGGTTCGTTGAAAAGGTCCGGCGCGGCAGGGCTCTCGGTGAGGTACTCGAACAGCGCAGCGTCTTCCACCCTGCCCTGGAGGGCTTGCGACGAGATAACCATCTGTGTCTGCTGCCGAAAGATGAAGAGGTCCGTGTACTGGACCTGGCTCACGGCCATGTCCGCCCACCGGGCGACCTCGTGGATGCTCGCGGGGACCTCGCGCTCGTTCATGCCGACATCTTCGTGCGCGAGGGGACGGCACATCAAGGCGTTGCGATCTCCGCGCTAGCGCAAAGCGCTTGCTGACACGGCTACCTCGATGTCGAGTGCACCGGTTGACGACATCGGGCCCGCCCTCGGGCCTAGAGAGGCTTGGAGGTTAGCCCGTGGCTCTGAAGGCCGGAAGCCTGGTTAGCGTCGCCAACGGCGAGGTGCTCCTGGAGCGCCTGCAGTCTGGCGGCCCCGGGACCCTGAACATCCCCAAGGAGAAGATCTACGAGCTCGGCAACTACGAGTCCGTCGCGACCGTTCGCGACACTCCCGAGCTGACCTTCTCGCTGGAGTCGTACGACGTCTCGCTCGACACCGAGCAGGCCCTCGTCGACGCCACCACCGCAGACATGCTGCAGAACGGCATCGATCTCGCGAAGTCGAAGCCGCTCAACGTCGCGCAGAACTGGAAGCCGGGCAAGAAGCTCGCCGACCCGTTCCGTGCGGTCGCTGGCGTCGGGCTGCCGTACCTGACGATCGAGTCGGCGAGCTACCGGTTCGGCGTGCGCGACAACGCGACGCAGACGTTCTCGCTGAAGTCCGACTCGATCTACTTCTGTGGGTCGCCGGTCTACATCGACCGCTACCAGGGCTCCGGCGTCGCGGGCCAGACGTGCGTCACCACGCACCCCGGCCTGCCCTACACGGACGCCAACGGCACGCGTCGCATCCTCGCTGTCACGGCTGGCCTGAACCGCCTCACCGAGGGCCCCGACTACACGGTCGCGTACGGGACCCTGTCGGACAACGCGGCCATCGCGACGGTGACGATCACCCAGGCGGTGCCCGCGACCGAGTCGATCCACATCACCTACCACTCGCCGGACCCGATCGACTACCCGCAGACGGTGCACACTCCCGCGACGCTGAAGCCCGCCGCCGTCAAGGGCCGCGACATCGACATCTACGTCGGCGGCTACGACCCGGACGACCCCGTGAGCTCGGCAGCGAACAAGCTCACCGGCATCCAGGACATCACGATCGAGTGGCGTGTCACGCAGGAGGAGGAGCGTGAGATGGGCAACCCCAACGCCGTCTCGCGCGACTTCGACGTGCCGACGGTGTCGGGGACGGTCACGTTCCAGCCCCGCAACGTCAGCGACCTGATGGCCAAGCTCCGCAAGATCACGGGTGTCGTCGACCAGGACGCCGCGATCGGCCCGGACGTGGCAGCCCTCCTGCCGCTCGACGTCGTCATCAAGGACGCCGAGTCGGGTGGCGCCACGTTGAAGCGCTTCAGCATCCCGGATGCACGCTTCTCGGTGCCCGGCTACAACCCCCGCGTCGAGCAGAACGTCTCGCTCTCGCTGGAGTGGGAGTCGGACACGGGGGCGATGACGATCTACCGCGACCTCGGGGGCCCGGTCGTCACCGGCCTGTCGGCTGCGACCGGCGAGGAGGACGACGAGATCACGATCTCCGGCGTCAACTTCATCGGCGTCACGGGCGTCAAGTTCGGTGCCACGGCTGCGGCGGACTTCACGGTCGACAACCACCGCCAGATCACGGTCACCGTCCCGGCGGGGACCGGCTCGGTCGACGTCGCGGTCACGACGGCGATCGGCACCAGCGAGGCGAACGACGACACGGAGTTCACGTACGCCTGACCTACCGGTCCGGCGTGAAGGCCGGTCGAGTGCCTTGCAAGACGGGCCTCGACCGGCCTTCGTCGTAGGAACTGGGTAGTACCGGGATCAGGAGGGCCAGATGGCCAGCAAGGCGCTGCAGCGCATCCAGAAGATCTTCCAGCGCGGAGAGCTCGTCATCCTGGGCGAGGGCGACGATCGCGTCTTCCTGTGGGTCGCGAAGCTGAACGCGATGGAGAAGGAAGAGGCCAACCTCGACGGCCGCTCCGCCCGTGCCATGCGCATGCTCGCGTTCGACCGCTCGGAGGAAGAGCAGGCGTCCCTGCAGATCCTCCTGGAGCGCACCGACGATCGCGAGATCATGGAGGCACTCCTCAACCGCAAGGCGCCCGAGCTCTACATGCAGGCTGAGGACGAGATCCGCTCCGAGGACGCGTGGAAGGAGCGCCTGGAGGCGATCGACCGCGCGAGTCTCCTCGCAGACCGACCCGCCTCCGAGGAGGAGAAGTCTCTGGCGGTCGACCTGCTCCTGGAGTACCAGCGGGAGATCGAGAAGCGTCACCGCAAGGCGCTGCAGGCGGAGCGCCGGTCGTTCAACGACATGGACCGTGCCGAGCTGGAGGACGCGTACCGCAAGCAGTGGCGGGAGATGCTCGGCGCTACCGCCTTCCACGAGGCCAGGCGACAGACGGAACTCTGGCTCTCGCTGCGCGAGTGCACGGTGGACGTCGACGCGGATGGGCCGGTCATGTCGACTCTCGTCGTGGGGGAGCGGCTTCTGGACGAGCGGGCTGACGTGCTCTCCCTCCCGGACGAGGTCATCGCCCAGGTCGTCGCCGCCTTCGAGCGCGAGATGTCGGCCCGTGACGCGGGAAACTCGGACGCACCGGCGGCTTCCTCCGTGTCGTCGGTGCAGCGAAGCGTGGAGGAGGACTCGAAGCCCTCTACCCCGACGGAGATGTGACCAAGGCCGGTTGGGACCTCATGGAGGCGATCTCCGCCGCGATGGTCGTCCTCGGCTTCTTCGAGTTGCCTGCCGAGGACCAGCCGCCGGAGCACTACTGGCATTCGCGCGAGCTCGTCGATGAGTGGTTCGTCTCCGTGAAGGCGCGCTACGAGCGGAAGGCGAAGGGCCTGGAGTCGATCGAGACCTCTGTAAGCGAAGACGACTTCGTGAACGAGGAAGTGGCCGCGCTGCGCGGCTGAACTGGAACGGGGGTCGTTGCCGTGGCTGAGGCCGAGGACGTCTACAAGGTCAGCGCCGAGTACGACGGCAAGGGCGCGTTCGACCGGTTCGCCGCTGACCTCGAAGGCATCTCGACCGACGTCCAGAAGGCGCTCGAAGGACTGGTCCGCGCGGGCGCCCCCAAGGGCCGCATGGCCGAGATGGGCGGCGCCGCAGGCAAGGCCTACGCCGACGCTATCCGCACGGCGGTGACCAAGGGTCTGCAGTTCCTCGACGACTCGGTCTTCGGGAGCTCCGTCGCGAGAGGGTCCGGGCTCAGCCGGTTCGAGGGTGGTGGGCGCGCCTTCCGGCAGATGGAGCAGGCGGCCAACCGCCTGAAGAACCAGACGCTCATGGACACCTGGGGGCGCCCCAACCAGGACCTGCAGCGCTATGTCGACAGGCTGCAGGAGGCCGAGCGCCGGACTCGGCAGATCACGGCCGGGAACTACTCGCTCCTGGGCATGCAGGAGCGGCTGCAGCGGATCCCGACCTTCACCGAGCGCGAGACGCGGGCCCTGGCATCGGCCCCACTGTCGGACCGGACGCGCGAGGCCCTGGCTCAGGCATCCGCGCACACGATTGCCCCAACGGCCTACGCCGCCCCTCCGCCCAGGCCGTTCACGCCAGACCTTTCCGGTCGAAATGCACCGGCGCAACTGTTCGTCCGGGCGATCAACGACGAGTCGAACACGGCACCCGCCAAGCAGAAGTTCATGGACGCGGCCAACCAGTTCGGCTTGACTGCGTCCGAGGCCCGGAAGACGGCGGCCGACTACGCGGAGCTCGGGAAGCAGATCCGTGCGGAGGCTGCCGCGCACAAGGCGCAGCAGGAGGCGCTGCAGCAGGCGCGTCGCGCAGACCTGGACGCACGCACGACGCGCAACTCCCGGTCGGTGCAGATTCGGCCCGGCACAGACTCCTGGCGGTCTTTCGACGACCCCGAGATGCTGGCGGCGGCTGCGGCCGGGCAGAGGGCGACCTTCGGTTCGTACGAGTCGAACTCTCCGGCGGACGTACGCCGCCTGCGCGCTGCGATCCAGGAGCTCGGCAAGCTCCCTGTCACGCTGGAGAGTCTTGGCCTGAAGTCAGGGGAGTCGGTTCGCCTCGGCAGTGGCACGGCGGCGCGCCAGCGGCAGAACTACTACCTCGGCAGCTATCGGGAGAACATCGAGGCCACCCGGCTGCGAGAGCTGGAGGAGATCAGGACTCGCGGACAGCTCCCCATCACGGCGAAGTCGCTGGGGATCGAGCCGGGGGAGTCGGTTCGGCTCAACTCGACGGTCGGCGAGCGCCAGCGGCAGAACTACTACCTCGGCAGCTATCGGGAGAACATCGAGGCCACGGCTCAGCGCGAGAAGGCCGAGCGCGCCGCCGCCGTATCCGCAGAGCGCGAGCAGCGCGCGGCCGAGAGGCGTGCCGCCCGCGAGGAGGCGGCTGCCCGAAAGGCGGAGGCTGCAGCCAACACCCCGCAGGCCAGGTCTCGTGCCGGCGGGTTCAAGGACCAGTTCCTGTACGGCTTCGGCGTCGGGGACGACGAGCGGCCTTTCGGCGAGATGGTCGGCCAGACCGCTCGCATTTCGCTGTTCTACGGTGCCGCCTACCGAGGCCTCAGCCTGCTGCAGCAGGGGCTGGAAGGGGCCGTCCAGGAGACGCTCGCGTACGAGGACGCGCTGACTAACCTCAACGTCGTCACGGGCCGCGCGCGGTCTTCCAACGAGGGCCTCGCCACTGCGCTCGGCGACATCGCGACCGCTGCCGGGTTCAACCCGTCGCAAGGTGTTGAGCTCGGCGCACGGGCCATCGGCCTGTACGGCGTCGCCGACGCGAGCCGTGAAGACCAGGACCGGGCCCTCGATCTTGCCACCCGTGTCGCGACGCAGATGGCCCGGGTTTCGGGCGCGGACGCCACCCTCACGCAGACCCAGCTCGCAGGTGCGCTGCGCTCACTTGGGTGGGGCATCGAGCGACTGCCCGAGCTCCAGGACACCATCTCGTACATCTCGCGGCAGACCGGCCAGGCTCCCACCGAGCTTCTCGGCGCCGTCTCGAACATCGCGACCCTCGGTACGCAGGCGGGCTTCACGCCACAGATGCTCGCGGCCCTTGTGGCTCAGGTCGGCACGACAACCGGCCAGAACCCTGAGGCGACGGCTGGACAGTTCCGCCAGCTCCTGTCGCGCAACGCGTCGGAGATCGCCCCGAAGGCGTCCGACATCGTCGGGGTCGACCTGTCGGGCATGGACCTGCAGCAGATCTTCGCCACGGTCTCGCAGCTCTCCCTGTCGACTGACCAGCTCAACCGCTTCGCCTCGCTCTTCGGCAAGGGCGGGTCGCAGCAGGTTGCCACGATCCTGACGCAGCAGTACGGGACCGTGCAGTCCCTCGGCGCCCAGGCGCAGGACGCTCGCGGTTACGGGCAGGAGGCGTTCGAGCGGACGATGGACTCCATCGGCAACCGGCTCCGAGAGCTGGGCGCCCAGGTGGTCGGGTTCGGTGTCAAGCTCGTCGAGTCGGGTGTCGTCGACTGGATCGCCGCGATGGTCGTCGCGGCGCAGAACCTGGTCAACGCGGGCACGCGTGTGCTCGACCTCTTCAACGAACTCCCGCGCCCGATCCGGTCAATCGGCCTCGCGCTGGGCGAGCTCTATGCTACGGCTCTGCTGTGGCAGCGACTGTCCACGGGCAAGGCGGCGGGTGCACTGGCGTCCCCGTTCATGGCGCGCGCTTCGCAGGCGGTCATCGGGGCGGCGAACCTCGACTTCGGCAAGGTCGACTGGAAGAACCTGCCGAAGTCGATCGGCGACTCGGTCTCCCGCGCCACACGCCTGACGGGCGGTCGGGGAGCAGTCGTCGATCCGCGCATGAGCGCCAACCCGGTCCTCGGGGGGCTGCAGCGCCGCACTGGGCTCACGACCCTCGGCCTCGGAGTCGCGGCCGGGGCCGCTCTCTATGTCGCCGGGAGCGTCGGCTCGTCGTACAACACGAACCGGGAAGCCGCTCGCGCCATCGAGGAGAACCGGTCGGTCCTCGCGAGCGCTCAGGACGCGGCGAGCCTGCGCAATGCGGCGGCGCAAGCGCGGAACGCGGCTGACGAACTGCAGAAGCAGACGCTCTCTGGATTGGACGTCGGCGACTTCGGGTCCCTGCTCTCCTCGGCGTTCAACTCGATGACCCTCGGGTCCGACATCAGCGAGCTGAACAAGATCTCCGACAAGGCCAGCCAGGCCGCGGACGAGCTCGACAAGGCGCGGCAGGGCGCCGCACTGTCTTCCGACCGCTACTTCGGCGGCGACTTCTCGGGTGAGGGTATCGCTGCGGGCATCCAGGCGATGGCCGACTCCGGCATGACCGCCTCGCAGCAGATGGACGTCCTGCGCGGCGCTCTCGACCGAGTCGCATCGGGCGCAGAGAGCACCGCGGACGCCGTCGCGGTGCTCTCTTCTGCTCAGGTTCCCTACGCGTCGCGTCTCCTCGCGCGCGGAGTGAGCTCTGCCGTCGACGAGGCGAGCCAGTTCGCCGGGACTCGCGCTGACGCGCTCCAGGACGCGGCGAACGTGTACTTCCCCGAGAACCCGTTCGAGCACGGCGACGACAAGTTCCGTGACTCGCAGAAGCTGCTGAACCTCAGCGCGGACGCCCAGACCGCCCTGACTGACCAGCTCAACGGCGTCTTCGCCGATCTCCTCCCGACGCTCCTGAGTGACGGCGTCATCGACGACGACGAGCTCGCTCAGATCCGGAAGGAGGCGGTGGTCGAGGCCTCGCGGAACATCCCGGACCTGGGGTCTCTCGACCCCGAGACGGCCGAAGCGTTCCGCACGATGATCTACTCGCGGATCGCCGGGGTTCTGCGCCAGTTCTCGCCCGAGGCCGTCGCGACCGACCCCGCCGCGTTCGTGCAGACGTCCCTGGCGAGCGCTGAGGCGACAGCAGGCGCCCAGGCCCTCTTCGGCGGTTCTGCCGTCGGGGTTGCGACGAACAGGCTGTCCACCCTGCGGCGAGACCGCCAGACCCTCGTCAACCAGATCGCGACCTCCGGTACTCCGATCACCGGGGACCAGATCAACGCCCTGCGGGAGTTCGACAACGCGATCCGCGAGAGTGTGAACAACCTCGTCGACGCACGGATCGCGCGCGTCGACCAGCTTCTTGCGGTGACGCAGTCCAGCCTCGCGACCGACGACATCACGGGTCGTCTGCAGGCTGAGCGTGACGCCATCGTCCAGAAGCTCGACATCGCGCGCGAGCAGTCGAACAAGGACGCGGCAGCGGCGGCGTCTGCCGCGATGGGGCATGCGGAGTGGACCCCGGTCGACTCGTCCGTGCAGGACGCGCAGATCGCAGCCTTCGCCAACAACGAGCGGGCGATGGCGCAGAACGCGCTCACCACCCGCCAGTCGCAGCGGCTGTCGGGCGTGTGGGGGGGCGATGCGATCGGCCAGGCCGCCGCGCAGATCGCCAACGCACAGGACGCGCTCTCGCACGCGACTTCCGGTGAGTCTGCGTGGTGGGACGCGAAGGGCGCCCTGAACCAGGCTCAGTACGCCTACACCCAGGCTGTCGTCAGCCGCCAGAACGCGGAGGCTTCGGCGGCCGTCGCCGGCAACCGCTCGGAGCTCGTGCAGGCGCAGGTCTCGATCGCGAACGCGCAGCGCACTCTGGCGGCTCAGCGGGCAGGGACTGAGCCCTACTACAACGCCCTGGCCCAGCTACGGGAGGCTCAGGCCAGCCTGGCGACGGCAGAACTCGCCCAGAGTGACCGGCTGAAGCGGCTCAACTCGGACCTGACGGACCCTGTCGAGCAGGCGCTGCTCGACGTCAAGCGGGCCCAGGCGCAGCTCCAGCAGGACAGCCGCTCGGGCCAGGGAGCGGACATCATCGCGCAGGACCGCCTCGACCTGCAGGGCGCCGAGAACCAGGCCGAGGCCGCGGCGTTCAACCAGCGGATCTCCGACCTGCAGACGAACGAGCAGCTCGGTCGCATCACGCAGACCGCCTACATGAGCTACCTGCAGTCTGAGCACGACCGCCTGTCTGCCATCGCGGACCGGACGCGCCAGCAGCAGGAGCAGCTCAACCAGGTCGACCAGCTGATGAAGGCGGCGGCTGACCAGATCCAGGGTCAGTGGAACATCGGCAACATCGAGCTGCCGACGATTTACGAGGTCCGTCGCGCGATGCAGTCGGGTGCTCCGACGTCGGTCAACGACTACTCGAACTCGAACAACACGGTCACCGTCAACGGCGCCGACTTCCAGGCGGTCGTGGAGTGGCTGCAGCAGGCGCTCGGCACCGGCGCTCGTGTGGTGACACCTACCTCGACCCGGAGGGTGTAGTGGCAGTCCTGAAGTGGAAGATCGTGGACCCGTCGGACGCGAACCCGGCGACCAACACGTACAACTTCATGTGGAACCCGAGCGAGATGTCGTCTCCGTTCCCCGAGCGGTCGGTGACCGTCTCGTCGGCCGTCGCGCCTGACGGGCAGTCGGTTCTCTGGGAGGGCGCAACTCAGCCCGTGCAGTTCACCTTCCGGGGCACGACCCCGAACGCTACGCAGTACGAGGCGCTGCGCGAGTGGGTGTACGAGCGTCGGGGGCGCATGTACCTGTACGACCACTTCGGACGCCGGATGCTCGTGGTGTTCAAGAAGTTCGACCCGACGCCGGGGGCGAAGGCCAGGCCGGGGCGGTACTGGTACCACAGCTACACGGTCACCGCGCTCGTGCTCGCGATCACAGCGCCCACCGTCGGAGACGGGGGTTACGCCTGATGCGCCGCGTTCCTGAGCACTTCGAGAAGCTCTGGCAGGCCGGTGACTTCTCAGGGCCCAACAAGGCCACGCGTCGCGTCACGATCCAGCGACCGCTGATGCGGCTCGACTCGTTCGAGCTGATGACGACCTACCGTCGTGTGTCCGCGGTCTACGGCGCCGTGCCGTCGTCGAACCCGTACCCGTCGGGCATCGATCCCACCAAGGGCGAGCGCGTGACGCAGACGTACGCGGACTACCTGTTCACCGCCCCCGGGGCCCCGATGGAACTCCCGAACGTGTCGAGCATCTCGTGGACCCGCTCTGTCGACGTCGACACCGCTCAGGCGACCATCGAGTTCTGGAACAACCAGCCACTCCCGGTCGGCCAGCGCCCGAAGAACGGCGAGCTCGATCAGCCCGGCTACTTCTCTCCCGGTCGTGGCACTTCGCCGTTCTCGTCACGCTGGGACCACAAGCCGAACGACTGGACCGGTCTCCTCATGCCGGACAACATCCTGCGCACCTACGAGGGGTGGGGGAGCGACAACCCGGAGAGCGCCGGCATTGGCGGGGACGGCTACGTGCCGCCCGAGAAGGACTCGCGACTCGTCCTTACTGGTGTGTGGATCATCGACAGCGTCGAGATGACCGCACTCGGCAGCGTCGTCGTCACGGCGCGCGATCCGGGCAGGCTCCTGCTCGACCACTCCGCGATGATCCCTGTCATTCCTGACGACTTCTACCCGGTCACGTTCAAGGACTGGGGTGACAAGGTCACCGTTCTGTCGAAGCGCCAGGAGGACTACCGAGCCACCCAGGTCGACCGTGTGAACGCGACGCACCGGGGCTCCGGCAACGACCTGTGGCCCGAGAGTGCCTACACAGGAGCGAAGGTTTACGGGCACTCCAGCACTCATGCCCTGGATGGGAAGCAGCAGACCTACTACCTGTCGGTCGGCAACCCGAGCCCGGGGTACCGGTCGGCCTACGAGTACGTCGACGTCAATGTCGACGCGACGATCAGCGAGGTGCGCTTCACGACCGTCAAGTCTGGGTACAACGCGTACGTCTCGATCAAGACGCGCGACGGCTGGGTCAACGGCAAGACGATGCCTTACCGCCGGGACGGTCGCGGTCGGTACGAGGAGGGCGTCCCGTACGTTGCGTCGAAGGGCGGCCTGAAGGGCGAGGGTACCCACACGATCAGCTTCAAGCCGGTCGAGCGGGCGACGATGGTGCGCCTGTGGCTCGGCAACCTGCCGAACTTCGGGCTCCCCGGGGCGAAGTACCGCGCCGGGATCCGGGAGATCCAGGTCTGGGGTCCGCGTGCAGTCACGCGCAAGCGTACGGTGGTCGACTCGAACCAGGTCGGACTGACGCCGGGCCCTGCAGGATCGAACCCGGGCCGCTGTCAGGACTACACCGATATCGTCAAGCTCTTCTGCGCCTGGGCCGGTCTGTACTGGCCGCAGGGTGGCTACGAGGCCATGTCGGACGGCTCCATCCGTGCCCTGTCCCCGAAGAAGCCCGACAGGGTCCTCGGGGCGGGGGTGCAGGGTCGTGTGTGGGGCGACTTCCAGGCGACGGGGACCGCTCCGGTCGCGGAGATCGTCGCGAGCGCCTTCGACAAGAAGACACTCATGGACGGCGTCCGGTACGTCGCAGACATCCTCGGCTTCGGGTTCTGGTTCGACGAGACGGGCGCCGCTCAGTGGCGACTGCCCAACATCTGGGGCCGTGGGAACTGGATCAACGGGACGGCGAGCAGCCCGGGTCGTACGAACGAGGTCGTGACGATCGACGAGCGCAAGACGATCATCGGCCTGAGCGCGACGATCCAGTCGGCGAACGTGCGCGAGGGCGTGTTCGTCGCCAACCCGGTCGGCAAGTTCGCCGCGATGGTCCCCGGGTACAACCCGAACCCCACCGGGCTGCGCCGGGTCGGCGGCTGGACGGACCAGCACTTCGAGAGCGTCGACGAGGCCCGCGTCATGGCAGACCTCGTCACGGTGCGCCAACTTTTCCGCTACCGCCAAGATCGCATCACGATCCCAGCGCACCCGGCGATCCAGATCGACGACCAGGTGCGCATCTTCGAGCGTGTCACGTCGGAGGGGTACTACCACTACGTGCAGGGCATCTCGTCACAGAACGATGCCCAGAACGGACAGTGGACCTACACCCTGCAGACCCACTGGTTGGGTGACGACCCGAACGGGAAGTGGGCATTCGACAAGTCCGCACTGTCCTCCGTGACGATCGCGCATGTCGATGCGCTACAGGGAGGAACCGAGTACGTCCGGGCGGGGCTGGAGGGGTGATGGCGGCAACCTTCTTCGAGCTCATCGTCGCGGAGCAGGGGCGCAACGCGCAGCGCGAGACCTCGCGCGAGAATGCCGGTCGGCTGGCCTACTCGATCCACAAGCAGGACTCCAAGGGGGTCGGCTACTTCCAGGTGCAGAAGCCCATCCCGTTCGATGTGGCCTTCACCGAGGAGCCCGTCATGTTCACGGGTGCGGCGATCATCGATCCCGTCCCGGCTGGCTGGTACCCGCCCGCCGCAGGCGCGTCGGTCTGGCAGTGGCAGCGCAACCCGAAGGGCAACTACACGGGCGCCTGGGTGGCGTTGTGGGTCCGGATGGAGCCCGCCGACGCGGTCTCGCCGACTCCGCCGCCGATCCGGATCCAGCACCACCTCATGTTCATGGGCGACGCTTACAAGGATCTCGGTAACGAGGTCTCCACGGATGCCCAGCTGCTCAGCCCGCGCCGGGCCGGATTCGGGAGTTGACATGGCAGGACTGACCTCGCGCTTCCGGTTCAACAAGTTCGGCGGCGGTACGCCCGGGACGATCGCGGACAATGCCCAGAAGTTCACTGGCGCCGACCGCGACGCGATCGACCGCTTGCTCGCCCAGACGGAGCGCCACGACCATCATCTGCGCGCACCGAGCGCGACGCTCGCTACGGCACCGACCGCAGAGCTCGCTTCGGACGATGGCGTCCTGGTCGGTGGGGAGACCTACTACTACCGGTTCTCTGTCGTTGGTTCCGACGGTACGGAGACGGTCGCCTCGCCGGAGGTTGCCGTCGCCACCCCGGAGCCGCTGGTCGCTCCGGGCATTCCGGAGCTCTGGGTCGACAGCGTGAGCGCCGAGGGCGATCTGGCGGGGATCTACTACTACGCCCTGACGGCACTGCGGGGGGCTGAGGAGTCGATCCTGGGCCCGCTCGGCACCATCTCGGTCGTGGCGCCGGACGGAGCGGTGACCATCGGGCTCCCGGACTTCGGCGAGGCGGACGGTCTGCGCATCTGGCGCATGGGCATGAACGACCCGGGGTGGACTCGGGTCACCACGATCAACGCCGACGACGGAGTGACAGAGTTCGTCGACGACGGATCCGTCCCGCCCGACCCGTGTGCGTGCGATCCGGCGAATCTGCCCCCGACGGGGTTCAACAACGGCGTCGCGGTGTACCGCATCGAGGTGACCCTCCCTGAGGATGTCGACCTCAGCACCGCGTCCGCATGGCGCCTCTACCGGTCGACGGTCTCCGGTCAGTACGCGACTGCGAGTCTCGTCCACGAGGTCGTGGAGACCCAGGACGAGTGGGACGAGGAGTCGCCCCTCATGCGGTCCTGGAGTGACGTCGGTGACCCGCTGGTCGACGGCAGCCCCCTGGACTTCGAGGCCAACATGGCTTTCGCCCCGTACGTGTTCGACGGTGGCGCTGAGCTCCCGGACCCGAACGGCTACCCCGAGCGGTACCCGTTCCTGCTCGGCAACGAGCTCTGCGCCCTCGTCGACGGACAGTGGGCCCTCGTGGCGGGCGGAGGCGGAGGGTCGAGCGCTGCGATCCCGGGGCCGACCATCCTGACCAGCCCCAGTGGCGACCGGTTCGTGCTCACTGTCGACGACCTCGGCGCACTTGCCGCCACGCCGACCCTGCTTCCTGGCCCGCCGACCGCTCCGCAGAATGTGACGGTGTCCTGATGGCTCTGCCTGAGATCGCGTACGACGTCGACATCGCCAACATCGAGGCCGACGACGAGGACGTGCTCGCGACGTTCACCTTGGACGGGGGCGAGTGGACTGCGGCGAGCACCACGACATACCGCCTCGATGACGCCGGCCGCGCATACCTGGAGGTCGCAGAGCAGGGGCCCTTCACCTCGGTGTCTTTCGATGCGACCTACCCGGTGACGTGGGTGGTCGTCGGGACGTTCGACGTGCCGGACACCCTGTACACCTCCACCGGCCAGAACATGGCCGCCGTCTCCGGGTACATCAACGGTGTCGAGGACGGCATGGAGTGCACCTTCAACGGCGTCGCGGTGACCTCGCTCTTCGAGCGCGACTCGAAGGCTGTTCTGATCTGGACGGCCGATGGGGACACGAACGCGGCACGCGCCTATGTCAACGGGGCGCTCGTCTCGGAGACCACCCTCAGCCCTTACCTCGGCGCGCCGACTCCTACGGTCCTGCCGGGATACTCGAAGATCTACCGGGCCTTCGCACTGGACCACACGGTCGACCAGACGGAGGTCGACTCGCTGGTCGCCGAGCTACAGGACCTGTACTTCCTGGAGGACCGCACGGTGTCCTGGGAGGCCCCGGCCGCGACCTCCTCGCCCCTGACCGGGTACCTGGTCCGCTTCGTGGAGTCGGGTGTCGTCACCGACCACGAGGTCGCGCCGACCGAGACCGATGTGGTCGTGCGGTACGGCGGAGGGGACGCAGTGGTGGCGGTGTTCGCCAAGAGTGCGGCCGGGATCTCAGCGCCCGCAGAGACGACGCTGCCGTGAGCGTTCAGCACGTCGCCTACGGGGGAGTCCCCTGGTTCGAGCCCCCGGGTGCCGACTTCCTCCAGGTGTGGTCGCTCGTCGACTTCGGCTCCGGCTACTTCGGCGTACTTCAGGGTGTCAACGTGGGGGACGGCTCTTCGCCGCCTGCCAAACTCACCGTCTTGCACGTCTCGGACCCTTCGACCGTGCTGGCTTCGACCGAGCTGACCGGGACCAAGCTCTTCAGCGGGGCGGCGGTCGCACTGGGCCCTGGTCGGGCCGTTCTGTGCGTTGGAAGCGGGCAGTACGAGAGCGGCCCGGGGGTCTACCTCGTCGAGTTCGACTCCCGGGCGCGGACCTTGCGGCTCTCCGAGGTCCTACAGCTCCCCGCGGTGGACAACTTCACGCCGTTCTTCGTCGAGGTGATCTTCGTGTCCGGGGCGCCTCACGTCCTCACGTGGGACGTGAGCGGTCTGCACATCGTGCGCCTCACGGTCAGCCCGACCGGGCTCCAGGCGGGGCGTTGGAACCGCGTCTCCAGCTCACTCTTCAGCGAGGGTGTCGACAACGGGGTAACCACCTTCCATGCCGTCAACCAGGAGATCCGCGCCATCTTCTATGACGGTGGAGTTTGGAGCCCGGAGGGAACCTCGCCGATCGAGGCAAGGGTTGCCCGCTTCAGGGCCGACGGCTCGGGGCTGCGCGTCTCGCGAGTCTCCACCGGTACGCAACCATCCTTCAGTGGCTTCAGGATCGGCAACCCCCACATCCAGGGCGAGACGGCACGCTTCCTGTTCGACGACTACGACGACGACGGTCTTGTCATCCGCGTCTGCGAAGTGACGAGGGATGGTGCCCGGGTCGTCGCCAGGCTCCGCGACTCCGTCCCTCGGGTGCCGGTCGAGAACCCTGGTGGCGACTACTGGCGACGCTCCAGCGCGGTGCGCGGGCACAGTGCGAACGCCGTCCCCATGCTGCCGGTCACCTTCAGCGGTGGAGACGCCGCCCCTGATGGTTTTGAGTGCATCGGCCTCTATAGCCAGCCGGGCATGTCACGCGCGGACCACAACCTCGCCAGCCTCGGCATGGCATCGTTGAGCGGGGGGTACATCGTCGAGATCACGAACTTGCTGACGGTCGGCGACCCTGGCGACCTGATGATGCATACGTGGCGGGTCACCCCGGACTACAACCTCACGGCGGGTGAGGTGCGGACCAAGGGCTACTTCTCGTGATCGAGGTGCGCCCGTTCGAGGGCGGTGGCTACCTCGTCAAGACCGAGGGTGGGGTGCATCTCGTGGTGCGTCCGCTCTCGCGTCTCTTTCGGCTCGTCGAGGTGCCGGAGACCAACATGCGGGACTGCTGGCGGTACTGGTGCTTCCCAAGCTTCGCTGCAGCGGTTCTTGCGGCTGACGTCTGGACGCCGTCCCCGGACTCTGAGCCTGTCGGGTGGAGTCGTAGTGGCGGGGCCCGTCAGGCGTACGACTTGGACGAGTAGTCCATCTCGATGGGGGCCCCGCTCTTCGCGGGGATGTGAATCGTCAGCGTCCCGGCGACACCCTCTTCGGCAAGAGCGCTGACGGCGACCTGCAGGTTGAACAAGCTCGCGGGCCGTACCCGGTCCATCTGCTCCGACGACCCGAGCAGTGCGAGGTACTTGCGCGCTCGCTCACCCGCTCGATCACCTGCCGCCTGGTTGCCGATCGTCTTGTCTCGATTCGTTGCCGAGTTCACAACGCATCCCTTCGATCCTCTGCGCGTCCGTCCGTGGAGTCTGCCCGAGCCGGACGCGGACTCCAAGCCTGTCGGCCGAGAGGGTCGATCTGATCGTTTTCCGCGCTAGGGGAGATCACTGCGATTTGCGCTAGCGCGGAAAAAGTCAGGACTTGCGCCGCTGTCAGTGGTCGCGGCTAGTGTCCTCGGCACAGCGACATCACGACCCGAGAAGCGGGTCAGGCATCCGCCGGGGGATCCGGGGAGCTCGCCACCGAAGCAACGGCTGAGGGCGGCACTGAACCAGACGTAAAGCGCGTCGGTTCGGTGCCGCCCTTGTTGCGTTTCAAGGGAGAACGACTTGTCCGTCCACACCAGTCCTCGAACCCTCCGCCAGAAGGTCACAGACGGGGCCCGCCAGCGCATGGCCACTTCCATCGCACGTGTCACCGTGCAGCGTGGTCAGGAGCTGCTCGCTCAGCTCCCGCCCGCCCAGGTCGCGGAGTACCTGCAGACCCAGGACGCACGCATCCGTCGACTCGTCGGCGAGTACGGCTTCGACGGCCGCAGCGTCACGGCGGTGTCGCGATGAGCTGTCCCGAAAACGTCGCCTGGGTGCGCAACGAGGACCTCTCGCTGGTCGCGCTCGTCTCTGCCCTCATCACGTCGCGGGGCGACGCTCTGTCGAGCCCCACCGTCGAGCACGACAAGCACTACGCCAGGGTCAGCGTCGGCCTGGCTCACCTCATTCAGGAGTCTTACGGCGTCGCCCCTCTGATGCTCGCCTTGGGCCGCGAGGCGGCGGAGGCGCTGAAGCTGCTGGACGGCGAACTGAAGTTCAGCGATGCCGTGCTGTTCCAGGAGGAGGGTGTCTGGACCTGGCGCTACATCGGCGACGTCGACGACGAGGGCGCCGTCGGCCAGTTCCGCAAGGCCTTGCGCCTCATCGTCCAGGCGACCACGTTCAGCGAGGTCCTGCACCTGCACCCTTCTGAGGCCCCTGCCGAGGATCGTGCACTCGTCACGGCGTGGATCAACGAGGTCTGCTCGGTCGAGTACCCGTGCAGCCTGGCCGGCCAGATGGCGGCGATCGTCGCCGGGCTCCACGGCCACCTCTACCAGCGCATCGCGCACGCCAGCGAACTGTCCAAGGCGGCTCAGGACGCCATGGACGAAGGCGGGCAGCCGTGAAGCTCTGGGGCCGCAAGGCGGCCACCCACACGACCCAGCCCATCGGCTTCGACGCGATCGACCTGTTCGCAGGCGTCGGATGGGACGCTGCCGCGCGCGAGCTCGGCATGAACGTCCTCGGTTTCGATCTCGACAAGGACGTCGTCAAGCTCCGCCGTGCAGAGTCCATGCCGACCGTCAAGGTCAACCTCTGGGAGTTCCTCCCCAGTGACCTCGTTCTGCCGTTCCGTGGCCTCATCGCCTCGCCGTCGTGCAAGAAGTATTCGGTCGCGGGCAAGAAGGAAGCCCACCCGGAGCTCGTCCGCATCCTGGCGGCCGTCCCACTCGTCGCCGCGGGAAAGCCGGTGCAGGATGTCCTGAAGGGCATGGACCCCGAGGCGGCCCTCGTGCTCGCGCCCCTGGCATGGGCTGTCCACCATCGCCCCGAGTGGATCGCGCTGGAGCAGGTCAAGGAGGTCCTCCCCGTGTGGGAGGCCATCGCCGACGCGCTGCGCGCACGCGGCTACTCGGTCGACACCGGCTTGCTGTCCGCCGAGCAGTACGGCTCGGGTCAGCAGCGAGTGCGCGCCGTCCTGGTGGCGAACCGCACGACCGAGGTCACGCTGCCCAAGCCGACGCACTCGACCTACTACAACCGCAACCCGCAGAAGCGGGATCCGGGCGTCAAGGACTTCGTCACGATGGCAGAGGTCCTGGGATGGGACCCGCGCGACCGCGTGGGGTTCGCCCGACGTGCCGACCGAGCCGACTCCGTCGAGATCGATGGCGCCTTGTACCGCGCCCGAGACCTTCGAGAGGCGGGTCTCCCGGCACAGACGGTGACGGAGAAGGCCCGATCGTGGCAGCGGTTCGTGGCGGGTGACAACACGGTCGAGCCGCAGGAGGCCCTGAACCCGCCGAAGGACTCGGACAACGAGCGTCCGGAGTGGCCGTACGTACGTCCGGCCACGACCGTCGTCGCCTCGTTCCGGCCTGACGTCATCGCGGCGCCGGGCTACCGCAAGCCGGGTGACGGCCCCCGCCAGAACGCACCCGGTTCGGTGCGCGTCACCGTGCAGGAGACGGCCAGGCTCCAGTCCTTCCCGGACGACATCGACTGGTCGGTCCTGTCCAAGACGGCCGCTCACAAGCTCATCGGCAACGCCGTCGACGGCTGCGTTGCGCGCGCAGTCCTGCTGTCTGCGCAGGGCATCGATCACACCCAGGAGGACCAGGCATGAACGTGAAGTACCTCGCCCCCGCACTGGCCCTGGCCGGTGTACTCGTCGCCACCCCGGCGTTCGCCGGAGGGTCGGACGGTCCCACCCCGTACGACGTCGGCCGCTCGGGCCTCACGTTCCCGCAGCCGCTGAAGGCGCACGGCCACATCAACGTGCGCACCGACGACGGCGTGACCCACGGCCTGCACATGGACCCGAACAACGGGCACCCTGGCGGTTCGTGGGTCGGTGAGACGTTCATCCCGTGGTCGGCGTTCGGCATCACCGAAGGCTGCATCGTGTGGGTGCAGTGGAGCGGTGCGAACGAGCACTTCGGTGAGGGTGGCCAGAAGCCGGTCTGCCTGAAGAAGTCGCACCACACCAAGAAGCCGCACCACACCAAGGAGCCCGAGCCGTGCCCCACGACGGAGCCCACGACGGAGCCCACGACGGAGCCCACGACGGAGCCCACGACGGAGCCCACGACGGAGCCGACCGAGGAGCCGACCGAGGAGCCGACCGAGGAGCCGACCGAGGAGCCGACCGAGGAGCCGACCGAGGAGCCGACGCAGAGCCCCGAGCCGGAGCCCACGGTCAGCCCGACTCCGGGGCCGACGGCCGAACCCAGCCCCGAGCCGACCGTGGCGCCCGAGCCCGAGCCGACCGTCGGGCCAACCGAGGAGCCCACCGGGGTTCCTACGCAGAGCCCGGAGCCGACCACGAAGCCGACGCCGCAGAACTCTCCCGCGCCCGCTCCCGAGCCCGATGGCGCCTCTACGGCAGCCCCAGTCCCCGCATCATCGCCATCGACGACTTCGACCCAGACGCCTTCCTCGGTGAAGCCGGTGACGAAGGCCGCGCGGGTCGGGACGGTCGCTGAGCTCGCCGAGACCGGCAACGACACGCTCGGCAACATCCTCGTCGGGATCTTCCTGCTGGGCTCCGGGGCCTTCCTCTACCTCGCAGCGAAGGTGGGGAAGCGTTGATGGCTCTGAAGATCAACGTCGCGCTGGATCGTCGGAGCGCCGAGCTCGTCGCCCTCGGTCGGGCCGTGGCCCTCATGGCCGACGTCCACCTCCCGAAGGCCACGGCGCGTTCGGTTCTGGAGATGGCCCGCGCTACCCGGCACGCCCTGGAGGCCGGCGAGTACGACTACGCGGTAGACATCCTGGCAGAGCTTTACCGACGCCTGGAGGACGAGGACACCGCGTCGTCGAACCTCGTCAAGGCGAAGGCGTCGGCCCTCGTCGTCGACATCAACAAGTGGCAGCGGGTGTCGTCGTGAGCGGGGAGGTCTGGGACGAGTACGGCGCCCGGTGGGGCGAGGTCATCGAGACCGCCTCCGGATCGCTGATCGTGCACAAGGCGGAAAGCTGCAAGCTCTTCGACTTCGCATGCTGTGTCCACAATCCCTCTGACCACCCGCTCGCGACGGCGCAGCTCAACTGGCGCAGCGACCGTGACCTCATGGAGCGGATCTGCTCGCACGGCATCGGGCACCCAGACCCGGATGACATCGCGTTCCGGCGGTGGGTGCTTGCCAAGCCGGCCGAGTGGGTATCGGCGCAGGCCGTGCATGGCTGTGACGGCTGCTGCAGGGGCGCGCGATGAGGATCCGCCAGTCCGACCTCGCCTCGTTCCAGCGCTGCGCCCAGCAGGTCAAGCTGAAGGAGCAGGCGAAGGAGCAGGGGTGGCACGAGCCGATCCTTTCCGCGACGGCCGCCGGAACGGTCATGCACTACGCCTTCCAGACTCTGCAGAAGCTCCATCACGAGGGCCGAGAGGACGCACTCGATGTCGCTATCGCGACTCTCCAGCGTTACTGGGACCCGAGCAACATCTCGATGATCTCCGAGGGCCCGGTCGACGTCTGGATCGCGAACGACACCTACCACGGGATGCTTCGTCGACACACGGAGAACCTGAAGGCCGCTGATGCCTGGATCCGCAGGGACAAGTCGATCCTGCTTTCGATCGAGCACACCTTCGACGTGCCGATTGTGATCGACGGCGAGGAGCACACCCTTCACGGAACTGTCGACCGTCTCTGCTTGCGCATGATCTCGGGCAGGCCGGTCCTCGGGGTCGATGACCTGAAAACCTGGCGGAAGAAGCACTACTACCTGGACTCCAACACTCAGGCGACCGTGTACTCGTACGCCTCGTTGCAGCCCGAGTTCTGGAACTCCTTCTACGAGGACGAGACCGTCCTGGAGTCGTTCCATGAGGTGGTCGAGCGGCTTTCCGCCCGGGGTCTCCAGCTCTACCAGGGCCTCAGGAAGGACCTGACGGTCATTCCCCGTAGGGCGCGGTTCCTGCGGGCGTGGGACGGCTTCGAGGTCAACGACGCGGGGTGGCGCGAAGAGCCTCACTTCGCACGGATGCGGGCACAGCTGCGCGAGTACATCGCCGCCCGTCGTGCGGGCGTCTACCCGCTGACGGTGGACGGGTCCATCTGCCGTTTCTGCCCGTTCAACCTTGGCATCTGCGGCGACGTACCCGGCCCGCAGCGCCAGGAGGGCATCGCATGAACGACCAGATCGCGGCGCGCACCGGTGGCCTGAATGTCACCTATGCCGAGTTCGAGGAGGCTCTGTGGCGCCGCCACTACGCCTCACGGTCCATCTCGGTCGGCGAGCGCGAGGCCCGCATCCAGGAGCTCATCGCCGCATACCTAGCCGAGGGCGAGCTCGAAGACGCTCTGCAGGCGCTCGCGGTCGAACTGGTCCTCTACCGCAACGACATGCTCACGACACCTATCGCATTCGATCTGACCGAGAAGAACCCGGAGAAGGACTGATGGCGCTCGTTATCAAGAGTGCCGGCCTCGATGACTACCTCGACGAGGCCGGCGGCACGACCAACCTGAAGGCACTCATCCTCGGGCGGCCTGGAAGCGGCAAGACGCGTTCGAGCGCGTACTGGTCCAAGCCGCTGCTGATCGACTGTGAGCGCAGCCGTTCCGTCGTCGCCGACCTCGGGATGCCCTACGTCGAGGTCCTCAGCGAGGCCGAGGTCGACGAGTTCATCCGCGAGCTCGGCAAGTGGACGCGGGACAAGAAGTCGGGCAAGGAGGTCGCCTACGAGACCCTCGTCCTCGACACGGTCGACGGCCTGCAGGACCGGCTGGTCGCCGCGTATCTCGCCAGGACGGGCAAGCAGAAGCTCGACGCGATGGGTGGCGACTACGACGCCATCAACGGGCCGGTCGAGCGACTCATCAACGCTCTGAAGGACTCGCCGTTCAACGTCATCGTGAACGTGCACCTGAAGGAGGTCGGCCAGTTCGTCAAGAGGGGCGAGACGGCGACGGCGGCCCTGGGCGAGGACACGATCCGCACGGCCCAGTCCTGGGGGATCGCGCTTCGGGGTGGCATCCGAGAGAAGATCCCTGGCTGGTTCGACCTCGTCGGGTGCATCGAGAACTCGTGGGGTCTGAATGGGACCGAGAAGATCGTCAACCGGCACATCCGCTGGCAGCCCACGCCCGAACTCCCGATCCTGAAGGACCGCCTGTACGCGTTCCCTCGTAAGACGCCGGTGAACTTCGAGAGCGCCGACTACGAGCGCCTGGTCGGCTACATCAAGGCGAAGTCGGAGCGGATCAGACCGACGGCGGTCGTCGAGGAGATCGGCGAGCCGGACAAGGCGGTCGGGCCCGACATCAAGAGCGGCCCGGTCTCGCCGAACCCGTCGGGCGTGCTGCCGAAGCCGCGCCTCCCCAAGGCCGAGCCCGCCGAGAAGCCCGCCGAGAAGCCTGCCGAGGGGGCTGCTGAGCAGGCGGCCAAGGCGTCCGAGCAGGCGCCGGTCGAGAAGGCCGTCGGGCAGGTCTCCGAGTCACTCGGCGGCGAGGTCGTTGCCGTCGAGTCGAGCTGGGAGGAGCGAGTCGAGGCCGTCGAGTCGGTCGATGCGGCCCACGAGCTGTGGAACCAGGCGTACGCAGCGGGAGCACTGACCAGCGATCTGAAGGCGGCGATCATCATGCGCGTCGCCGCGCTCAACAAGAAGTCCTGACCCGAAACCGGAAACAGGAAGAACGAGAGAGAGAAGAGAGAGATGCCCAAGGGGACCGCAGAGCAGGGTCGCACCTACTGGCAGGACGAGGGGACATTCCCCGCGCTGCTGAAGTCGTGCGAGGAGGAGGTCATCAAGTACCAGCTGAAGTCCAACCACGCGAAGGTGAAGCGCGGCGAGGCGTCCGTCGGCGAGTGGGACGAGTTCTCCCGCTGGAACTGGACCTGGGAGCTGTTGGAGGGCGACCACGAGGCGACCGAGATCGTCGTCCGCACGCGCCCCTCGATCGAGATCGAGGGCAAGTCCCTCGCTCGCGAGGCGTACGAGGCGCTGTCGGGCCAGCAGTTCGAGCTCGGCCAGGACTACGACACCGACCTCGTCGTCGGCCTGAAGGCGCGGCTCGTCCTCGCGCACAAGCCGCCGCGTGTCGACGGTGACCGCACCTTCTACGACACCGAGGTCACGGAGGTCCTGCCCGCCCTCGACGAGGAGTCGCGCCCGCTGTACGACAAGCCGCCTTTTTAGGGCATATCGGACATGAACAGTCATCCTGCCGCTCGGGAGCCAATCCCCGACCGAGTCGCTCAGCGTGCACTCGCGAGGTTCACTGCGGACGAGTCCGGGTGTCACATCTCGACCTACTCGGTCGGGAGCCACGGGTACGCGCAGATCGGTTGGGGCGGACGGTCGCGTGGCATGACCACCGCCCACCGAGCGGCATGGGTGGCTGTTCACGGACAGATCCCCGAGGGAATGACTGTCGACCACATCTGCAAGGTCAGGCGGTGCGTGAACGTCCGGCACTTGCGCCTCCTCTCGAACTTCGAGAACGCGCGCCGGACGAACGGCAACGACTGGCCCTTGGGGGAGTGCGTCAACGGACACCCCAACTCTGAGCTCCGCAAACGCGGGGCGAAGTGGGTCTGCGGTATCTGCGCGGCTGAGTGGCAGCGCAGATACCGCAGCAGAAAGTAGAGACCAGCCGGACCGGCGTCAACGTCAGCCCCCAACCTCCCTGGACGGGTTGGTCACGGCAGCGATGGCGAAGGAGCAGGGTGCCTTTCCCTTTGCACTGATCTCGCCAGCGCCGGTCCGGCGCCTGTTTCCCCGCTAGCGCAAAACGCAAGGAGAGTCCGTTGTCCGACCTCGATGTCCGGTCCTACCTGCGAGGTAAGGGCCTGGAGACACGCACCTCTGGCAAGGAGGTGATCGTGCCGTGCTTCTTCCTCTGCGGAGAGCCAGGGAACTCCCGCAAGAAGAAGCTCTACATCAGCTCCGAGCATGGAGCGCACTCGTGCAAGGTGTGCGGCACGGAGGGCGGATGGCGGGCGATCCTGGAGCACTTCGGGGATCAGATCGAGGGGACTGCGGCCGCTAAGCCGTCGCGGCGCCTCGCGATCAACGAGGAGTACGTCAGGGCGTGCCAGGACGCTTTGATGCGGAACAAGGCCGCCCTGACGTACCTCTTCGATCGCGGTCTCACCTTGGAGACCATCGAGACGGCCCGGCTCGGGTACGCCCCGAAGAACGTGGCTGTCGTGGAAGGCCTGCCTTCCGCACTGAAGCCAGGGGGCTTCACCCGCCAGGAGCTGCGCGATTCCGGCCTGCTCACCGCGTCGGGCAAGGACTTCCACTCCGGCCGGCTCATCATCCCCTACCTGTCCTCAGGGCAGGTTCTGCAGGTGCGCGGCCGTGCGCTCGACCCTGCAGACAAGATCAAGTACGCGACGCCTCCAGGTGAGCCGGTCCGGCTCTACAACTCCGACGCCTTGCGAGGCGCCGAGTCCGCCCTCATCTGCGAGGGCGAGATCGACCTGCTCGTGCTGCAGCAGACCCTCCAGTCTTCCCCGGACGTGCGCGCTCGCAACATCGGCGTCGTCGCGATCCCCGGGGCCCAGTCTCTGCCGGGCGGCAAGGAGGAGTTCGCGGACTACTTCGAGGACGTCCGCCGCGTCTACATCGGGTTCGACAACGACAACGCCGGGAAGCAAGGTGCGGTCAAGGTCAAGGACCTGATGGGGACGAAGGGCCGGATCGTCGAGCTCACCGGCGACGACAAGGACTGGGCCGAGTACATCGTCAATGGCACCCACGGGTGGCAGGACGTCATGTCGCTCGTCGTCGAGGCCGACATGCGCGGGAAGCGGGTGTTCTCGGTCGGGGAGTCGCTGCTCTCGTTGCGCAAGCTGGAGCAGGCCGCGCCGGGCATCAAGACGGGGTTCGCAACCCTCGACGCTCTGATCGCCCCCGGCCTTCTGCCGGGGCAGGTGACGGTGCCTGTCGCCAAGTCAGGAAACGGCAAGAGCGTGTTCCTCGCGAACATCTGCTGGTACACGCGCGACATCCCGTCGATGATGCTGACGCTGGAGCTGACGAAGGAGGAGACGGCCAAGCGCCTGCTGCGCATCGGCCGCTTCCACGACCCGGTGCTCGACGAGCGGGCGTTGGACCAGGCGTTCCCCCTGCTTGCGATCGTCGATGAGAACCGACTCGGGCCCGAGGACTTCGACGTGCTCATCGAGGAGTACGCGGAGCAGCACGGCGAGCGCCCCAGGCTGATCCACGTCGACTACCTCGGCTACTACTCGCGCGGTCAGCACGGCAAGGACCAGTACGAGAAGTCGACGAACGCCATCATGCAGCTGAAGGAGATGGCCAAGAAGCACCAGGTGCACGTCATCGTGCCGAGCCAGGTGAACCGCGGCCAGAAGCAGGGCGAGCTCATCGACATGGACTCGATGCGCGACTCCGGTGCCGTCGAGGAGACCGCTGACTTCATCTTCGGGATCTCCCGTCCGCACATGTCGGGCAACCTCGCGAAGGCCACCGGTAACGGCTCCGTCGCGGCCGAGATGAAGGTCAACCTCCCCAAGTCCCGGCACGGCAATGCGAACCGTGTGGTGAGCGTCTACATGGGCCCGCACTCGCTCGCGATCGTCGACGGGACTGACCGGAAGGCGGTCGCGGTCGTCGAGCAAGAGGTCGACTCCTACAACCGAGGCGAGACGTACCCGGAGTACCTGGCACGGCGCCAGAAGTCAGCGTGGCTTGCTCGTCAAGGCGAACTCGACACGGGGGGTGCGCGATGAGCGGACCAGCGCTGTACGTCCTGAAGGAGCCGGTCGAGGCGTGGTTTCTGCCCGCCTGGAGGGGAAGAGGCTTCGAGGAAGACCCGGAACTCCAAGAGATCGCGGAATGGTGCGGCGGCGAGGTGATGCGCGGGATGGGAATCCATGTGCGAGTCCGCGGCACCAAGCGGCTCGTATTGGGCGGCGTTTGGCTCGTGAAGGCGAACGGCATTCTGGACGTGATGGGAAACCCGGACTTTCAAGAAACGTACGAGAAGAAGGAGGATTGCGATGTCGATGCGTGACGACAATCTACGGCTGACCCTGATGAAGGCGGTCGCGGACACTGTCGCGAAGTTCATGGCGGAGGCTCGCGAGCAGCGCCTGCCCGACCTCCTGGACTTCTACGACGACAACGGGAGCAAGTCGCTCAGCGTTCGGCTGCCCGACGGAACGAAGGTCGCCACGATCTCGCTGCCCGAGAAGAAGGAGTTCTTCGAGGTCACCGACAAGGTGGCGTTCCTGACGTGGGCGCGCGAGCACCACCCGGAGTGGATCGAGACGGTCGTCGTCCCGCCGCAGCCGGAGATCACGTACGAGGAGGTCAGCGAGACCCAGGCGAACCGCTACCTGAAGGGCCTCGCGCACCAGGGCGACGTCGCGTTCGACGGCAAGACGGGTGAGGTCGTCGACGGCGTCACCTACCACCCCAAGGGCCGGCCGACGTCGTTCTCGGTGCTGTGGGAGGGCGAGGGCAAGGAGCGCATCATCGACGCTTGGCGCACCGGCCAGCTCGCCGAGATCGTCGGCACGGACGTGTTGCCGCAGATCGAGGGGTTGTGATGGTGACGCAGTCGGAGCGGGATGCTGTCGCCCGCCGCCACCCGAACATCCCGCAGGACGGCCTGTTCGACCAGAACGAGGTGCCGACGCCCACGCCGCAGAGCGTCTACGACACCTCGAAAGGACGCTGCCGCGAAGGCATCGTCATCGCCGGCCGCTGGTTCCAGTGCTCCCTCGCGGAGGAGCACGAGGGCTGGTCGCACGGGAGTGTCGAGGCAGAGGCCATCTGGAAGTGACCGCGCCGACGGACACCACCGTCTACGACGAGCTCTACCGGCTCTTCGGTCTCGGTGACTACGTCGGCGACGGAAGCGACTGGTTCAAGTACCGCGCCGTGCAGGCCTCACGGATCAAGAGGACGCGCGAGAAGCGGGGGGTCGAACCGTTCGAGCTCATCCAGGCGGCGCGCTGGTGCAGGAGCCAGGGCATCTGGATCTACGAGCACTGGGAGATCTACGAGCACCTGCCTGCGGCGAAGCGAGCGGCAATCGCCAAGGCGGTCGAAGCCGAGACGGCAGACATTGACGCAGCGATCGACGAGGCGCTCGAAGGGATGGACCGGGACAGCGTCTGGTTCACCCGGCTGATCCGAGCATCACCGGACATGCGAGAGGAGGTGTACCGGCAGTGGCAGGAGTCGTCATCCCCTTCCCTCGCCTGAAGGACTGCAGCAAGTGCGTCTACGCGGTCGGCCACGCCACGGGGCGTCCGTGGTGCACCCAGTACATGGAGGACATCGGTGGTGAAGAAGGCCCCTGGGCGGGCCCCTCGCTGGAGGCCGAAGCCTGCGAGTTCTACGAGCCGTCCGGCGAAGCAGGACGCGCTGGCGGGTCGTCGACACCGGCACGGCTGCACGATCTGCAGCGCCACGTACGAAGACGCGTGCGTGCGCCCGGGTGAGAACGGGCGGTGCACCGAGTGCAGGGATGTCCCGTACGGCCCTCCGGTGTGGGAGCAGAACTTGCGCCCCATCGAGTGCTGTGCGGGCGCGAGAGAAGCGACACCCGAGGAGCGGGTGACGTACCTACTCGGCGGTGAGGCCGAGTGGTGGATCTGCCCGAAGTGCTTTCGGCCCCAGATCTACAAGCCAGGTAACACGAGGAGCAAAGGATGGCAGTGATGACGGAGGACACGGTGGACATGGTCGAGGAGCCGATCGGCGACTACGACCCGCGCCTGGACACGGGCTCGGAGGACTTCGACGAGGCTCTCGCGCAGCTCGCTGCGGGTGCGCCGACGTTCGAGCAGGAGGAGCAGGGCCAGCCCGAGAAGCGCTTCTTCGAGGGCAAGCCGGTCGAGGCGACCCAGATCAAGATCACGGGTGTCTCCGGCCTGGACGAGCGCTACAACGGCGTCGAGATCAGTCTGCACGACCGGGTCCGCCTGGTCGTCGAGGCCCGGGTCACGCGCGTCTCGCACGGGCTCGACAAGGACTCGCGCATCGTGCGTCTTCAGGAGCTGAAGGCCACGCAGGTCGACATCGTCCCGTGGAACCCGATGGACGAGACGGACGACGGGATCCTGCGCGATGTCTGACGGCTACGTGGACGCCGGCGGCGGGCTCGTCGTCACCCCCCGCTTCGGGCGGTGGAACGACGAGAAGCGCATGTACGACCCGGACCTGGCCTGCCGCGCCGTCAGGACGCGGTACCTGAAGAACCGGCCGACGGTCCTGAAGGACGGCGAGATGGTCATCAAGATCGAGGCGAAGATCCCGGCCTCGGCCTTCACACCCAGGCTCAGCGCCGAGGTCACGTTCTGATGCGTGTCCTCGCGATCGACCCTGGCAACAAGGAGAGCGGGTGGGTCGTCGTCGATGCGGCGACCCACCGCCCGCTCGCCTTCGACAAGACCGACAACGACGTGCTGCTCGGCTGGCTCTACACCACCGGGACGCTCGGCGTGAGTCGGGTTCCGGAGTTCGATCACGCGGCGATCGAGATGGTGGCGTCTTACGGCATGGCTGTTGGCGCTGAGGTCTTCGAGACCTGCGTCTGGATCGGCCGCTACTACGAAGCGTTCCGCAGGGCCCACATGTCCCCGCCGACGCTCATCAAGCGGCAGCCGGTCAAGCTCCACCACTGCCACAGCCCGAAGGCGAACGACTCCAACGTCCGTCAGGCGCTCGTCGACCGGTTCGCACCGGGCGAGAAGAACTTCGGGAAGGGCACGAAGGCCAACCCGGGGTTCTTCTACGGCTTCAGTGCCGACGTGTGGCAGGCGTACGCGCTGGCGGTCTACGCCGTCGACACGATGGAAACGTCGTGAGTCGCCGCAAGGCGTTGCGCGCGCCGGAGGAGGTGCAGGCGGATCGGCAGCGGGAGCAGAAGGCCCGTGCGGACCGCAACCGGGCGATGAGAGCCCGCAGGAAGGTCGCCAAGAGGCGCGCGCAGAGGAAGTGGCAGTGAACAGGAGGAGCGATGGGCAGGTCGGTGGGTAGCGCGGCGTTCACCCCGAAGGAGTACCGCTTCATCGCACGCACCGATGGCTCCCAGATGTGCGTCAACTACCCGGAGATGTGGTTCTCCGAGAACACGGGCGAGATGAAGGAGGCGAAGCGAGCCTGCGGCACGTGTCCCTTCATGCTGGGCTGTCGGCTGGAGGGGCTCATCAACGGCAACAACGGCGTGTGGGGCGGCTTGTCGCACGTCGACCGGAAGCGCATGGGGGCGACCGAACGCGAGCGGGAGATCAACCGCCTGCAGCGTGAGATTTCCGCTAGCGCTAAGAAGAATCAGGTGGCCTAGAACGATGGACAAGGAACTGATCGTCGTTAGTCTCGGCTTCCACGACGAGGGGATCGAGATCACGATCAACGATCCCGGCGAGCAGCGGGCGGGGATCGACGTGGCTCACAACTACTTCGTGGACTACGAGAGCGAGTCCTTCGGCATGAAGGCGCGCGACCTCCTGGAGGAGGTCATGAGCTTCGCGGACGACATCCACTACGGATGGAAGCGGGCTCCCAAGCGAAAGGAGGATGGCGAGTGAAGATCTACATCTCAGGCCCGATGACGGGCATCCCTGAGTTCAACGGGCCCGCGTTCATGGAGGCCGCCCGGCTTCTGCGCGAACGTGGACACCTGGTCTTCTGTCCTGCCGAGGAGGACCTGAAGGGCGGGCTCGACTGGCACGGCATGACAGGCAAGGAGTCGCCGGAGGAGCGGGGCTTCGATCTTCGCGCCGCCCTCTTCGCCGATCTGCGGTGGATCGCCCTGGAGGCCGAGGCCATCTGCCTTCTGCCGGGGTGGCGGAACTCCCGGGGCGCCCTTGCCGAGCTGGCCCTTGGCGCGGCCCTGGACATCCCCGCGGGGAGCATCGAGGACTTCACTTCCGGCGGCGAGCTGGAGAGCGAGCTTGCCTCGGCACGCAGGTACATGCGCCTCTGGCGCGCGGCTGGTGACGCGGCGTGAGCATCCTCATCGGTCTCAGTGGCAAGAAGGGCTCCGGCAAGGACACCGCTGCCGACGCGCTCGTGCACGACTTCGGCTACGAGCGGCACGCGTTCGCCAGCCGCTTGAAGGCGGCCGTCACGCGCCTCGACCCGATCATCGACGTCGACGACGAGGGCATCTACCGGTACGCCTCAGCGGTCGTTGACCACGGGGAGGAGCGTGTCAAGGCATGGCCGGAGGCGCGGCGCCTCCTGCAGCGCATGGGTACCGAGGTCGGCAGGGACCTCTTCGGTGACAGCTTCTGGGTCGACCAGACGATGCGCGACGTGGACGCCTCCGGGACCCCCGTCGTCATCACGGACGTGCGCTTCCCGAACGAGGTCCAGGCCATCCGGGAGCGAGGAGGCATCGTCGTCCGCATCGAGCGCGACGGACTTCCAGAAGACGCTCACCCGTCCGAGCACGCCCTGGACGACTACACATTCGACGTGGTCATCCAGAACGAGGGGACCGTCGACGAGTTCAAGCGGGACGTCTCGGAGCGCTTGTCGTCCCTCATCGACTCGTACGGGGGCAAGTCCGCGCGCGCACCGCAGGACCCTGTCCATGCGAACTGCGGTCGCGCGGACCAGTCTGGTCGCGGCATGAACTTCAACGCCTACCAGGCGGCTACTCGTTCGACGGCCATCTACCCGGAGGCCGGTTCTGGCAGCCCTCTCGCTCTCGCGTACGTCGGGCTGGGGCTGGGGGAGTCGGGTGAGGTGCAGGGCAAGATCAAGAAGATCATCCGCGACGACTACGGTGTCATCTCGAAGGAGAAGGCGCTCGCTATCGCGGCAGAGGCTGGCGACCTGTTGTGGTACGTCGCGCGCCTGGCCGACGAGCTCGGCATCCCTCTGAGCAACATCGCCGAGGGCAACCTCGCGAAGCTCTACGACCGGAAGAACCGCAACGTGCTCGGGGGGTCCGGCGATGAGCGCTGACGCCACCTTCATCCTGGGTCTGCCGACCGCCGACTACCAGCTCAACATCAACGTCGCGTACATCGTCTCGTTTGCGGAGTACGAGACTCAGGATGGGCAGAAGCAGGTCAGGCTCGTGATGACGAACGGCACGCACGACCTGCTGATGAGTCGCGACGCCTTCATCGAGCGCTTCCGTCGGGCGATTCACTGATGAGGTCGCCGGTGAAGCCTGTGATCGATCCCTCGGTTGAGATCGCATACCTGCACTGGCTCGCGGAGGAGGCGGTGGTCTCAGCGCCCGGGACGATCGCCTGGCGTCTCGCGGCGCACGGTTGGTTGATGGGCCGGGCGACTCGCCTGACGAGCACGACCAAGAAGAAGGAGAAGTGAGATGGACGCACTGGAGTCGCTCGCCCTCGCCCTCATGCTCGGGGGCGCCGGGGCCTGCATCGCGGCGCTGGTGATCATGGGGGTTCTCTTGATCGTTCCCGCCACGGACAGGGTGGAGAAGGAGGTCCTGAACGGGCTGGACACTGCGAACGCGTTCGTGATGTACACCTACTGCGCCTGCAGTCTCGCGCTCGCCACCATCTATGCAGGTCGAGGCTCGTGGGCCGTTGCGGCCGTCCTTGTGGGAACTGCGGTACTCGTCTGGCTGAACACCCGCAAGCACACGCGGGGCACCAAGGAGGAGGACTGATGGACGACTTGCAGATCTCTCCCGCCGTGCGCGCGATGCTCGCTGGAGGGACATCCGCCACGGCGCCGCTCGTCGAGTTCGTGGAGGCGTACTCCGTGGACGACAACCTGTGGTGGAAGACCGACTGCGGCCACCACCAGAACCTGTTCGAGGAGGCGTGTGATCGCCTGGAGGTCGCACTCAGCAAGCTGGAGGCGATCCGGCGCGTCCTCGACACGGAGCCGATCGGGTGGCGAGACCTGCGCGAGCCGATCAGGGCGGTGCTTGACGGGGTGACGGCATGAAGCGCATCGCAGGGCGGGTCCTCGTCGGGATCCGTGAGCCCCTGGGAGGGGCTCTCCGTCGCGGGTACAAGGACTTCTCCGGGAAGCACTCGCAGATCGAGTACGACGACGGGGACGACGTCCAGCCAGCAGGTCTGGCCGAGGCGAACATCTACACCTCACAGATCCGCGACGACCCCAGGGGTCGGCACATGGTGATCTTGGACCTGGACGTGCCCGTCCAGGTGTTCCACTCGGCCAACCCGGGGCACAGTCACCTCTACATCGAGAAGCCCGTCGACGCTGACGACTACTTCCACCTGATGGGTCTGCTCGTCAGGATGGGCATCGTCGAGCAGGGGTACCTGGGAGCTTCGCTCAGTCGTGGGTACGGGGTCCTGCGTGCTCCGTGGATGCCGAAGAAGAAGGTGACTCGACCCCTGGGGGGACTCCTCGCGGAGGAGGCGCGCAGGAAGGCTGAGGAAGCCCGCGAGTCCCAGTTGTTGGCAGACGCCATGGCCTACAAGGCTCTGCTGGCGGCATGAGTCACGCGGCGTGATGACGCAGGTCAAGCAACTGAGACACCGTGTGGATAACGGCGAAGTCCCCCTCCGGACACGACTTATCCACACCACCCGAGGCCAGGGCTTCCGCGAGGAGGCTCTGGCCTTCGTGGTTGTAGATGAGGCGCAGTCCGAGGCCGGCGTAGACCTCGGCCTTCCGCTCGGGGGTCGCCGTGCGCAGCAGGCCAGCCATGCCACCCACCCGCTCGATGAGCTCGGCCACCTGCTCGGCCGAGAGGGCGTCCTGGGGGCACGACGTGTCGGCGATGCGCCGCTTCAGATCAGCCACCTGCGCCTCACGCTCCGCCAGCGCCTTCGTGATGGCGTCGGAGATGGTGCCGGATTCGATGACGGACACCAGGTTAGAGACCTTGTCCTGGGCGTCCCGGAGATGCTTGCGCAGGAGGCCGAGCCCTGCTGGTGGCTGTGCAACCTCCTGCGTGGAGGCCAGCCACTCGGGGTCAGCCAGGGTGTTGACGATCCAGTCGTCGACGACCTTCTCCAGCCGGTCGGCGCTCACCGAGACGGTCTTTGGGTGCTGAAGGTCAGCGGGAAGGGAGCGACGGCCCCGGGTGTCGCAGCGGTAGAGGACTCCCCAGGGGCGCTTCTCTGCCTGCATCCGGTGCTCGCACGCGGCGCAGTAAAGCATCCCGCGCATCGGGTAGGTGTTGACGGTGGTGCGTGGCTTGCGGCTCCCGGGTGCGCCAGGGTGCGCGAGACGGTCTTGCACGGCGGCGATGGTCTGTTCGTCCACGAGGGCTTCGTGCGTGCGCTCAGCGGGCCGTACCCAGCCTTCCTGGCCCTTCCAGCGCATCCGCGTCTCGTACCCGGCGGCGATGTCGTCGAGGTCCAGGAGTCGCTCGAACTTCTCCTGCTTCCCCCAGACGCGGGTGCCGGAGTAGGTGGGGTTGGCGAGGATGGCCCGCACGGCGCTGTGCGACCAGCCTCGGGGGTCCCGGTGGGAGTTACGGGCCCGGTCGTGCTGGGACGGGGATGGGATGCCTTCGGCGGTCAACAGGTCGGCGATCCCACGGAAGCCTGTGCCGGCGATGTAGAGGTCGAAGATGCGCGTCACGACGGTGGACGTGACTGGGTCCGGCGCGAGCTTGTGTGCGCGCTGCCCGGAGGCGGCCTTGGCTGGGTTCGGGTGGGGCCCGGCGTCGACGAGCATGTACCCGTAGGGTGGGCGACCGCCGAGGTGCCGATCGGTTGTGGCGGCGAGGGCTTCCATCGAGGCTCGGGTGCGGATGCGGATGCGGGAACGCTCGCCCTTCGCCATCCCGCCGAACATCGTCATCATCATCTCGTGCAGGTCGGAGTCGGGTTCGACGAGGCCTCCGACGTCGGGGATGAACAGCGAGACCCCGTGGTGGGTCAGCAGGGGGAACGTCAGGGAGAACTGGTTGCCGTAGAAGGCACGCTGGGGTTCTCCGACGACGACACCGTCGAACCGACGGTCAGCACGTGCTGCTTCCGCGAGGAGCTCGGCGGCTTGGGGGCGCCTCTTCCACGGGATGGAACGCGACTGCCCGATGTCGAAGAACTCGACGCTGACGGCATGCCCGAGGGACCGTACGCAGTCCAGGGCTCGTCGGATCTGCCATTCGCGGGAGGCTTCGGGGTCCTGTGCGTCTTCCGTCGACACGCGGCCGTAGAAGGCGAGGTCCATCAGTCGACCTCCTGCTGGACAGCCTCCTGCAGGAGCTTCAGCAGCGCGCGGCCTGCCTTGTCGGGTGGCGTGTACGCCACTGGGGGCACGAACCGGACGTCACGAGAGACGGCTTCGTTCCATGTCTTGTCGTGCTTGTTCTGCTCCGCCATGTCCGCATGGTCGGCGACGCGACGGTGGTCTGTCACGCCGGTGAGATCTCCGCTACAGCGCAAAACGCAGGCGCGTGACTTGTGCACCAGGCTCCTTCACCATTCAGACATGACCTGTTTCAGCACGTCGATCGCCTGCAGTGTGAAGCGCGCGCTGACGGTGGCCGTGATCGGCCTGGTTGCCTATGTCGCTCTTGCGGTCGCCGTGACTGGCACCGTCCTGCAGCTCGCCGAGGAGGACTGACGGTGCGCAACATCCCGCCGCTCTACCACTGGTCGCCGTCGCGGAACCGGACCTCGATCCGACGCGAGGGTCTGCGACCGACGTGCCCGCACATGGGTCGCCTGACCGTCTGTCTCGGGATTTCCCCGGCGGAGGCGTGGGCCTTGTCCGGCGCTCATCGACCCGAGGAGGGCCCGTGGGACCTGTGGCAGGTTCACGTGGCTGACACGCCCGTGTTCAAGAGTCCGCACTGGGGGCGTTACGCAGAGCTGCGCATCCCACGGCAGATCGACCCGGTCGGCTTGGTCTACGTCGGGAGCAGGGGACGGTGAAGGCGACCGAGATACCGCCCGCATCCAGGGAGGCCGTGCATCAGCGGGACCAGCGCTGCTGCCGGTTCTGCGGACGGGGCGATCTGCGGCTGGAACTGCACCACATCGTGTACCGCTCCCAGGAGCGCAACAACCATGACCCGGGGAACCTGATCTCCCTGTGCTACGGGTGCCACCGCCGAGCTCACACATACCCGAATACGGTGCGGCCGGCCCTGCAGGCGGTGGTCTTGACGCCCTGGCAGACCGGTGCGGCTTGGCTCCGGCACCAGGGGATCGACCTGGCTTCGCTGTCGGGCGGGACGTTGTAGGCCGGGCAGAAACACGAAAAGCGCCCCACCGCCGTTCGATCTGGCGGTGGGGCGCTTTCTGCTACTCGAACTCTTCGGGTGTGAGGTGGACGGGGTGGTCGCGGGGGAGGCTGCACACGTCGCTGCCGCCGTCGCGCATCACCATCGCGCCGCAGAGGTCGCCGTCTGCGGCGCGGGGCGCCTCCCAGGCATGGGGCTCCTCGACGTCCGTGCTCTTGGCCTCGCTCTTGACTTCCTTGCGGTAGTCCTGCAGCGGCAGGGTCGGGATCGCTCGAACGGCCAGGATCGCCTTCTCCAGGTCGTCTCGGTCGCGACGGGCGACGGCAAGGTTCCGCTCGGCGGTTGCCAGCTGGTAGCGGGCCACGATGAGGTCGTTCTCGGCCTTGCTCACGGCGTCGCGCGCAGGCCGGCGCGCTCCTTCCAGGGACTTCAGCGCGAGGTCCTTGCCGCGCCCTCCGCCGACTGCCTCGATCTTCACTCTGTGACCTCACCTTCGGTTTCAGGACTGACGTAGTGCTCGAAGAGGAACTCGTCCTCGGCAGTCGACGGCCCGCGACCTGTCCTCGTGACCACCGTCTTCAGCACTCGATAGGGCATGTTCAGGGGCAGGACGACGGGGTGGCCCCTGTCGCCCTTGATGTGGAACTCGTGGCGCACTCGGGAATCCGGGATCACTCTGCCACCCCCTCGTGGGGAGCTGAGGTGTTCTGCACGATCGCCAGTGTTTCGTGGAGGATGCGAAGCTGTGCTTCGGTAAACTCGACCCTCACGGTCTGACCGTGCCTTTCTCGACCTGCCATGCCTCAGTCCTCCTCGGTCTCGAACCCATTCGCCGTTGCCCAGAGTTCCCAGACTTCACGCGCGAGGGAGAGCTTGTCGTGCCCGTAGAAATCACCCCACGAATGATCCAGCCGTACCCGCTGGGGAACATCTGGCCGATGCAGGCGCCGCTCTCGCGGTCGTACAGATCCCCGTTGAGCTTCAGGACGTAAGGCTTCTTTCCCCAGCTCACTCCCCCTCTTCTCCTCGGACCGCTGCGAGGACGTCGGGCGCGAGGGCGTAGCGCGCGAGGTGCTTGTCCACCGCGGGCTGCAGCCACTCGGGCAGAGCGAGACCCCTGCTGGAGATCCCGTAGTTGGTCCAGCGCTTACCCACCTCCTGGGCCCCCAGTGTTCCGTCCTTCTTCAGGTTCGACCCGCGGATCGAGACATGGGTCACCTGCGCCCCGTCGTCCACGATCACGAGGGTGTCGGGGCGGAAGGTGCGGCGAGCTCCGTAGTCGTCCTGCATCTCCGGCCCATCTTCGATCGCGTACGTGGCGGAGTTGCTGTAGTCGCTCCGGTGGAATGTCTGGTCGAACGTGGTCATTTCCATCCCTTCTCTCGGGCGAGGTTCATCACGGCCTCGACGATCGGGCCGGTATCGATGTCCGGGGCCGCGTTGTCGATCGCCTCGGCGATCTCCTCACGGACCCTCTTGCGCCGCCGCAGCGCGGCGGTGTGCTTGAAGGTCGGGAACCTCTCCTCGACCAAGTCTTCCGTCCACTCGGTGGACGAAGGGACGATCCCCGCGTTGAACGGCTCGCGGCCCATCAGTCGGCCGCCAGTTCCATCGCGCGATCGAGACCCTCAGGGGTGAGCTCCCGGCCCTGAGCGCAGATCCGGATGTACCCCTTCTGCAGGAGCAGCTTCTCGGTGTGACGCGGGAACGTCGGCTCACCGAGCGCCTGTGCGATCGTCTTCTCGCCGGCACGTCCTGACGGGGAGATCGCCAGGACACTGAGGAACTCCTGCGCGGTGCGGTCGAGACCGTCGTGCGTCAGCTTCGACCAGGCGAACATCTTGTCCATCGGGTAGCAGTTCGTCACCCAGGAGTCGACCGGCTGCGGGTAGTCGAGGATCGAGTCCCGCAGGATCCGGACGAGCTGGGTGATGACGCGAGGGTTCTTGTTCGACGCCGAGACGATCGCCTCACGGTTGAACTCGCCAGGCGGCTGCAGCCCGACCTCGCGGAACAGCCGACGGCCCATGAGGTCGACGATCTTGTCGGCCTCCTCGTCCGTGTACGACTCCAGTACGGGCTTCACCGTGAACCTGGACAGCACCGCCTCGGGCAGCTTCTGCGCGTCGGTCGTCGCCCCGATCACCGTGACCTTCGGGACGGAGTGCACACCGGCGGGTGTGACGATGACGCCGTCCTGGAGGAACGACAGGAGCCACTCGGACTTGGCGCGACCGCCCGAGACCATGAGGTGGATCTCGTCGAGGAAGAGGATGTCGCCGTCCTGCATGGCGCTGAGGGCGCGCAGTGCGTCGTTGACGTCGACGGCGCCCTGGAGCTCGGCCAGGCCGACGTCCAGGTCCTGTGCGATGAGTCGCACGAGCGCGGACTTGCCGATGCCGGCCTGGCCGGAGGCGATCAGCGTGTGGTCCATGCGGGTCTTGCGGATCTTCGCGGACCGTGCTGCCGCTCGCAGGAAGGCCTTCGCCTCGGACTGTCCGACGTAGGCGTCCCAGGTGCGGGGGTAGTCGGTGCCGTCGAAGAGGGCGTCGCCACGCTTGACCGTGGACGCTGCTCGCGCCGCGAGGCGCTCTCGCATGCTCGCCATCAGATCCCCTCCTCGTCGGGGAAGAGGTCCAGGCCGGCCGCCAGCACGACGGAGCTGATGTCCGCCACGTACCCACCATCGATGAACTCCGCCACGATGTACGTGTTGTTGAGCTTCTCCGCAAGGATGGACGACGGCTCATGTCGCTCCACACTCGCAGTCAGGTGCACCGTGACGGTGTCAGGGCGCGCTGCCTCCTTCAGGAGGGCGAGCGAGCGGTGGTCATCGGACGAGGTGTCCTCGACCGAACCACGAGGCAGCGTGGACCCGACCTGCAGGTCTGGGTGCATGGCGGCGAGCACCTCCAGTCGAGCGATGGCCCGGCTGGCGATGCGCAGTTCGGTGTCGAAAGTCGAGATCGGTGTGTCGGGACGGGCCCGCTCCATCTGCAGGGTGAGTGCGGCGAGCGCGTTGCGAGCGGCTTCGAGCCGGGCTTCCAGTGTCATGTGGGTCATGCTGCTCCCTTCTCCAGGAACTTCTTGGCCAGTTCGGCCAGCGACTTGTTGAGGACGTCGACGTTCGCACCGGTCATGGTGATCTGGTCACCGAGCAGCGACGAGTAGCGTTCGGCGCGGTCGACGAGCGCGCGATGCTGGCTGAGCAGCCGGGCGTAGAGCTTGGGTGTCGGGTTGTTGCGGGCCTTGCTGATGGCCTCGATGAGGTCGAGGATGTCGCGGTCGTTCTCTTCGCGGAACGCGAGCACGAGCCGGTCTCGCTGGTCAGCGAGGTCGACGAGCGGGACCAGGTCGATGTGACAGCCCTCCAGGGTGGAGATCGCACGGGAGAACCGATGCAGCTCGTCGGCATGAGCGATGGGCACGAAGTGCACGCTGGGCTTGAGCTGCACCGACTCCAGCGCGTTGCGGAGGTGGTCGAGGATCATGGAACGCACCTTGGCGCCGTCGAGCGCCTCGCGATACCGCGTGTAGTCGTTCTTGATCCGTGCGAGGAACGGCTTCAGCCGCTCTCGTTCGAGTTCGGAAGAGTCGGGGGCGATCTTCCAGAACGGGCCACGCGCGCTCTCCTCGTCGATGATGCCGTTGCGACGCACCGGCCTGTGCAGCTGGATCTCTCCCAGCCGCTCCCAGTCGGTCAGGCGGTGACCGCCGTCGTCGCGCTTGTGACGCATGACCTGGCGCGCGATGACCTCAGGGTTGAGCACTGAGACCTCCTCCAGGCGGATGACGGCCGTGACTTGTGCGGACAGTGGGAACTGGTACTTCTCGTTGCGACCGCCCGTGGCCTTCTTGAAGGCGTTGACGGCGCCGGTGGTGTCCGGCACCCGGACGTGCTCCAGGTCGTTCTGTCTGAACGCCTCGATCAGGGCGTCGCGGTCGTGTTCGCCGTCCGCCCCGGTGGACAGCGCGATGTAGCCGAGCAGGGCGTCCTCTGGGAGCCGGCCCGATGATGTCAGGTACTTGCTCAGCGCGCTCATGCGCCCTCCTTTCTGCAGGCACGACGAAGGCCCCCGGGTTCGTGCTCCGGGGGCCTTCGTGAGGTGGTGTGGCTACGTCTGCCGCATGATGTCGCGGACCTGGGAGACGTCCGTCAGGTCCGCGACCGTCCGAACGTCGTCAGAGAGCTTCGCGAGCATGTCCGGGCGCCCGCCCCACCCGGAAGTGACGTAGACGCCGTACACGTGCACAGACAAGCGCTTGCGGGTCTCGTTCCACTCGTCGAGGAACGAGATGTTGCCGCCGTCGCCGTCGGTGATGAACACGATGTCCGGGCGGGACGTGCTCGACTCCTTGACGATGTCCAGGGCCCGCCGCAGCGGCTTGTTGAACTGCGTGCCGCCGTTGATGAAGCCCTCGGCCATGTCGAGGACATGGTCACGGACCATGCGCCCGCCCGGGAAGGAGAACTCGCGGAGCTGGTTGTGGTCGCTGCCGAACCCGATGTAGTGGAAGTCGCGCTTCTGACGACCGGCCTGGTCGAGCAGGGCGAGAGACAGGCCCTTGGCCCACATCTCACCCGCGCCACTCATCGAGCCGGACTCGTCCGCGACGACCACGATCGGACCCTTGCCCTCCCGCTCCCTGCCGCGCAGCTCCTTGACAAGGAGCCCGCGATCGACGAAGCGACGCCAGAAGTCGTCCTCCGTCTCCGGGGTTGCGAGGTTGACCATCTCCTGTGTCGTCAGACGCATGAGGTCGTCCCCGAGCTCGACACCGACCGTCTCATCGGCGCCGTCCGTGGAGCGGCGTCGGTACTCGGCTGACGCCAGCGCACGGAAGGCGCCGATGAGAGAGGCGAACTTGCGGAGCTTGTCGCTGGACAGTCGCTTCGCGAGCGCTGCCCGGTCGGCGAAGTTCATCCGTTGCAGGTCGCCCGCGTCGACCCCGTACGAGCTTGCGGCCTGCTGCTGCTCGTCGAGCTCCTTCTCGGCGTCGTTGATGGCCCTGCGCAGCCCGCTGCGGCTCGCTGCCGACTGCGCCTGCGCCTGCTCCTGAAGATCCTCCAGGGCCTGTTGGGCCTCCTGGGCCGCCTGGTCGGCAGCCTCCTGCTCCTCCTCGGAGGTCGCGTTGTCGGCTGCCTCGCGAGCGGCCTCGACGGCCTCCTGAGCCGCCTTGGCCCGTTCGCGGAGCTCGCCAGCACGCTCCAGGGCATCCCTGAGCGCCGGCTCCAGCGCGAGGAGTCCCGCCGCCGAACCGTAGTTGTCCGAGACGGTGTACTCCCGCAGTCGCTCCAGCTCCGGCAACGAGGCGATGTCCTCGGCCACCTGTCGGTTCGGCAGGTGGGTCGCCTTCATCTCCTCGGGCGACCGAAGGGATGGCCCCCGCTTGGCCAGGAGCTGGAAGACGTCGTGCGCGAAGTCCTCCGCGTAGTCGTACTTCGCTTGCAGGCCCTTGACCGTGTCGTTGAGCTTCTCGGACTGTTCACGGACCTCGTCCCACATCGCCCGGTCGAACCGGTCGGTGGGGACGGCGTCCGTGTGCTCCTGCTCCGGGTCGAAGAACCCCCACACGTCAGAACTCCTTGACGGAGTCGACCGGGATGCCGAGGTAGCCGAGGGCAACGGCTCGGATGTCGCGGACGACGACCTTGACCTGCTTGGCCGTCACGGAGTCGGGGGGGAGCTTGTCAGCCTTCTGCCACAGGAGCGTGGCCTTCCCGTTGGCCTCGGTGGCAGCCCCGAGGAGCTTGTCGCTGGCCTCGCCCTTGCGGGCCTTCAGGTTGGCCAGGATCTCGTTGGCGTCGTCGAGTAGCTCCAGAGCCTCCTGCTCGACAGGAGCGGCGACCCCGAGGATCAGACGCTGGACCTTCTTGATCTGCTCCAGGTCCTCCCAGAGCGTGTGCTGCAGGACGCCGAGGTCGTCGGCCTGCGTCTGGTTTCGGCCGGCGAGCCAGGCGTTCGCCTTGACGACCGACAGGCTCTTGCGCAGGCGCCGGTCGGAGACCTGCATCCCAGCGTCGCGCAGCGCGTTGCGGACCGTCAGGAGTCCGTCGAGCGTGGCGGCGGACACCGCGACCTCCTGGACCTCCTTGGTCGCGTCCTGGACCTCGGAGAAGAGCACCTTGGTGTGCCCGATGGCGCTGGGGTCCTGGTCCATCAGTGCGATGAAGTTGGAGTCGGACGAGATGTAGTCCACCTGGACTCGCAGGAGCAGGCGGTCCCACATCGCCGCCGCGTCCTCGGACTCGCCTGCCGGGTGCTCGTTCGACGCGGCGAGGAGCGTGTGCAGCGGGATCGGCTGGGCGCTGCGGCCGTTCGCGACCTCGTGCTTGACGCGCTCGTTCGTCGCCGCGAGCAGGTCATGCCCGAGTGTGGGCGACGCCTTGCCGAGCTCGTCGAGGAACACGATGTCGGCCGTGGTGAGGAAGCCCTCGTCGCGTCGGCGGAACTCGCCCTTGTCGCGCAGGAGCGGCAGGTCCCACGGCCCGAGGACCGCCTGGTCCGGTCGGTTCTTGGACAGGAGCTGCTCGAAGTAGGTCGCTCCGACGAAGCGACCGGCGAACTCGCGGACGAGCTTGGACTTGCCGGTGCCCGGGGGGCCGATGATGAAGCCGTGCTCGCGACTGAGGACGGCGAGGAGCATGACGTCGATCGCCGACTCGCGCTCGTAGAACTGCTCGTTGAGCTCGGTGCGGATCTGGTTCAGCGTGCTGGCGGTGCTCACCAGGGCTCCTTTCGCTGGTTGGGGACGTAGTTCAGGGTGGGGACGTGGTCGTTGGAGCGCTTCTCGATCTGTGCCTCGTCGTGTGCGACGTCAGGGTCGTACGGAACCTGAGACCAGAGGTCCTCGGAGAGCGCCTCTTCCTCGGCCTCGACGGCACGCAGGTAGTCATCCTCGCTCTCGCCCGGCAAGGGTTCACCGAACCTTCGCTGCGAGTCCATGCCCCTCCTTTCTCCGCTAGCGCGGAAATCTCATCGCCGGTTCGTGGTGATCGGGACCGTCACGTCACCGTTGGACAGGTCGTCGCGGAACTTGCGGACCTGAGCGGCGGTGCGCTCAGCCTTGAACAGAGCCTCGCGAGCGGTCCTCAGCTGGCCGTCGGCCGCCGAGACCATCTCGTCGATGTACGTCTGGACCTCCTCGGGCAGTGCCGGGAAGAGCTCCAGCGTCTTGTCCGGAGGGAAGACCTTCACCGAGGCCCCGACCGGATAGCCGCCGTACTCCAGGGCGGACAGGACGACCTTGTCGCCGTTGTTGACGATGTCGATGACGTGGCCGTAGATGAACTTGGGGTCGCCGTACGAGTTCTCCTCCAGGCGTTTGTAGACATCGCCCTGAGACAGGAGTGCGACTCGCTCCACGGTCGGGGTGCGGACGGCGTCCTTCACCGCTGTGCTCATGCGGCACCTCGGCAGGCATCACGGTTGCCCTGGTAGGTGTTCGCCAGGACGCGGTCCGTGAGGTCGTTGATGCTTGCCGTGAACTGCCCGGCGTTGGCGAGGTACCAGTCCGCAGCGAAGTCGTACTCGGCGAACTGGTTGAAGAGCTTCTTGTCGTCGGACAGATGCGCACCGACGAGGGTTGCGACCTCGCCGCTGATCGTGAGCAGCTCGTCTGCGTCGTTCAGTGCGTCGAGACATGCCTCGGAGACCTTCTCGACCGTGACCTCCTTCGTGATGACGGTCGGAGTGGGGGAGGGGCTGGACTCGGCTCCGCTGTCGGATCCGGACCCGAACGCGGCGCCGAGTCCGAAGGCCGCGACGCTGGCGATGGCGGGGACGACCCAGGGGGCACGCTTGCGCGCCTGGGTCGGGGTGTCGGTACTCACGTGGGACCCCTTTCAGTAGACGGGAAGGGCGAGGAGCTGGTCGACCGTCGCCGCTGTGAGCGGGAGGTCTGTGCGCTCGCCCTTGAAGACGGCCATGCGAAGCTTGTTGTCGAAGGTGCGGTTGAGTGCGTGGATCTCCACGGGGAACATCTCGCCGTTGTCCAGCCGGCCTCGAAGCTGGTCCTCCTGCCGGGAGTCCCAGCCGGTGCCGACGCGGCCGATGGGGACCGGCCCGTCGTAACCCATGACGGCCAACTCGATCGCGAGACCCTTGCGAGCCTCCTTCGCGTAGCCGAGTGCGATGGCGGTCAGTGACCGGACAGTCTTGAACTTGACCCAGGACTCGGCTCGCTTCCCGGGCAGGTAGATGCCGTTGCGCATCTTGCAGATGATGCCCTCGCCGCCGTCGCTGACGACCTGCTGCCAGAGGTCGAGGATCGCTCCGGACTGCTTGATCGGTCGGATGTTGCGACGTCGTCCAATGACGTTGCGCATCAGCAGGTGCCGAGTGCGCAGCGGCTGCTCCATGAGGGAGTTGCCACCGGCCATCAGCAGGTCGAACGCCACGAAGTAGCACGGGTTGGCCTTGGCGGCCATCTTGAAGCCGCCGGTCTGCTTGTCTCGTGTGGCGACGGTCGAGAACAGCCCGTCACGCGCGACGAGCTCGCCGTCGAGGACGAGCGAGCCCGGGAGTCGGAGGTTGTGCAGCTCGGGAAACTTCTCGGTGATCTCCTTGCCGTTCCGGTTGTAGAGACGGTTCAAGCCACCCTCCGCGTAGAGGATGGCTCGGATTCCATCGAGCTTTTCTTCGGCCACCCAGTCCTTCCGGGAGGCGAGCTCGGTGAGCAGGATCGGTCTTCGGTTGCTCTGCCCGGTGCTGGGGACCGCTAGCATCGGGGGGATGGGCTTCATCGGTTCAGTCCCGGGCCATCAGCCAGAAGCACCAGGCGGCGAGTGCGCAGTAGCCGAGGATCACGACTGCCTTGGGCCAGGTCACGTCAGCACCTCCCACTTGCTCAGGAGCCGCTGCACGCGGTGCAGCTCGGTGATCGGCACCATGTAGTGCGACGGGACGAACATCGGTCGGCCCTCCTGCACGATGCCGTTGTGGACGGCGATGATGATCGGAACCGTCTCCTCCTGCGGCTCGGTGAGCTCGGAGATGTCGTCTGGAGCCTCGTCGGACATGTTTCAGACCTCCTTCGATCGTCGCTGCCGGTCCGCGAGTCGGGACTGGCAGGCGGGTTCGTTGCAGACGTGCGCGACGATGCGCGCCTCGTTCGCGGGGATGTAGATGGCGACCTTGGTCAGCGGGCGCTGGACCGTGCCGCAGAAGTAGCACTGAGTCATGAGCGCTTCACCTGGATCCAGCAGTCGTAGAAGGGCGCCGACGATGAACCGTCGGTGTAGTGCCAAACGATCTTGCCGACCCGCGCAGTGGACACGTGCGACACGACCGCGATGTCCTCTCCGACGGAGACGAGGATGTCGCCCGCACGAGCCTTCGAGGCTCGGATCGTGATGAGCGGACTCATGCCGCCACCACCGCTCGGAGCTTCGCCAGCAGATCGTCGACGTCGGACGTCGGCAGGGCTACGTCATCGGCCCGTGCGACGACCTCGCGACCCTTCAGGCGCTCGGCCATACGGGCGTCCGTGTCGTCGAGGTAGGACGACGGGTCGTAGTCAGTGACCGAGGACGGCATCGCGAGGATCTGCTCGGCGAGCGAGACCATCTCGGGGTTCTCGGTGAGCTCCAGCTCGGGAGCCTCCCGCAGCGTCGACCCGCCGGTGCGCTCCTGGAAGACGAGGACCTGGCCGACTGCGCGCAGGCGGAACTGCCCCAGCGCCGACCGGGGGGTCCAGCGGGCCATGAAGGCCGTCTCGGGGTGGGAGCGGACGAGCGCGAGGAGCGTCGCGTACGTCGTCTCGTGACCCTTCTCGGGGACGAGGAAGTACGTCTTCTCCCCGACGCCGGTCAGCACCTCCACCTGCTCGGCCGGGTGCGCGAGCACGTTCGCTCGCTTCTTGAACTCGGCACTGACCTCGGTGAGGACCTTCTCGTCCTCTTCGTTCAGGACGACGAGCCCGCCGTCGACCGGACGAGCCTTCTTCAGCTGCTGGTAGGGGACCTCGCCGCAGTGCGGGCACACCCTCGGCTGGCGGATCTGCACGGCCTCGTGGCCGGTGTCGCAGACGGTGACGTTCGTGGCCGACTTCGGCCGGCTCTCCACGGCGGAGAACATCGAGACGGACGCGGAGATGAGTCCGAAGTTCAGGGCGACGCCGGAGGCGACGCTACGGGGTGCCATGTGGTTGCTCCTTTCGGTCAGTCGCTCTTGATGACGATGCGGTAGATCTCGTCGAGCAGCTCGGTCGCGTAGGTCTCGTGCTCGCTGAGGACCTCGTCGAGCTTGGTGAGCTCGGCCCCGCCGGTGTAGTCGTACATGTTCGCCGTCCAGGGCTCTTCGGTTTCGGTGGCCCTGTCGTTGTCGTCCACGACGATCTCGTAGTACGTCATGGCAGCACCACGTCGTGCACGTTGGTGATGTCCTTGGCGGTGTGCAGGTAGCACCCCTTCACAGCGCGGGCCGTGATGTAGTCCGGGGGTGTGTGCTCCAGTACCGTCACGATCTGGTCCGGGACACCCATCACCGTCGCCCGGAAGCGGGTGCCGGGCTCGGTCGGGATGGGCACCGGGGCAGGCTTGCGCTCCGTCAGCTCGTCCAGACGGGCGAGCATCGCGTCCAGGAGCGGACCGTCGGCGTCGTAGCACGGCGTGAACGCGGGGCGCTTGGCAACCTTGTGCCACGCGGCAATGCGTTCGTCCACCTCCGGGGCAGGCTTGTGTGCGCGGACGCGAATCCAGGAGTGGCGAAGCCCGCGGGGGGTGCGGACGGCCCACCCGGACACGTACAGGTAGCCAAGCTCGTCCGCCTTCACCTCACGCCACCCCTTGACCGGCGCCCACTCCACGTCCGGGTTCGCCCGCACGTCGATCTTCACCAGGTCGCCCAGCTTGATCTTGCTCAGATCGATGTCGGTCATCGGCAGCACCCGTCGTTCGGGACGACCGCCAGCGCGTCGTACGCGATGCAGGTCTTCTTCAAGAGCAGTCTCCTTTGTTCGGTGTGTGGGCATGGCGAAGTGCTCCCGCCAGGAGTCGAACCCGGGATCGCCTGGATAACCGCGGTGGGCAGGGCCCGGTGCAGGTCCAGGTGCTCTTCTCTCTGCGCGCCGTAACGCGCGAGCTATCCGTTGAGCTACGGGAGCGCACGAGGCATCGGGACGCCGTCACAACATCCCTACTCGCGAGGGTGACGCCTCGCTCTCACACAGGCCGGCCGGTCAAGTGTGAATGTTCCTCGTGGAGCCGATGCGCGAAACGCCCTGAGGCGCACGTGCTGCCATGGGGTCGACTCAACTCCCCACCCCGACCCCGGAGGGTCGGACGCTCTCGGCCTAAGGGGCTTCCCTCCGCAGAGGGGGCTGCCGAGACAGCTTGTTGTGTGCTTGGGCTAGACCGGCCGGGCCACCGCGAGGTTGCCCACGACGACCGACCCGGGATTGGCGTCCTTGATCGCCGACAGTGCCATCGGGTACGCCGACGTCGTCAGCTCGACCCAGTCGCACTCCCCGTAGAACAGGTCATCACGGCTCGTGGTGCTGGACATCGAGTAGGCGTTGGTCGGAAGGTTGTGCAGGTCCGGGTTCTGGATGGACCGAGGGGAGCGACCGGCGCGCTTCACCAGGTGCGCCCACTCGGGCGGGATGACAAGACTCATGCGTCCACCTCCTCTCGGGGGTCAGGCTAGTCGGACCTGCCCGACAGGCGCAGGTAGTGCCGGATCGTCTCGGTGGCCTCAGCGATCTGGTCGAGGGCGTCATCCCTGGGGTCGGGCGGGTCGTTCGGGTTGTCGAAGAACCGGCCGGGCCGCTCGTCGGTATCGGGATCGCCGTCCCAGATCAGCGCGTCGTTCAGGCAGATGCGGACGCGCCCAGCACCACCGTCGGTGTCGATCTGGACGACCGGGACGCCGTCGTGAGCAGCGTTCCAGACACTGACGTGCTCGTCTCGCCACCCATCAGGGGCCGGCTCGCGCCTGGGCATGGCTCCTCCTCTCAGCCCCGGTCTGGACGTGCGCGGTCGATGAGGCCGGCGTGATCGGCCATCAGTCGACGTTCCCGCTGCGGCCCCAGGCGCGGCTCTCGCCGGACTGGAAGGCGTCGCGCCGGCCGGCGCTGCGGACCTTGGTGATGCGCTCGGCGCTGGCTGACTTGATGAGGGTGGCGTCCTCGGTGTCGCTGAGCAGGCTCACCAGGGACGGGACGGGGATCTCAGAGGGCTTGGCGAGGGACACAGACACGGAGCTCTCCTTTCAGGCCGCGAGCGGCACGGTGTTCTTGACGAGGATGTGGAAGTTGTTGCCCAGGCGGACGCGCGCGTGGTCGGGGGCACGTCCGCCTGGGTCGTGGCTCAGGCAGCCGCGCGCGAGCGTCGTGCCGTCGGGAAGGACGGCGACCTCGGTCGCGACGTGGTTGGTGGCGAAGATGCCGCCGCGCTTGGCGAAGGTCGCACCGGCCTTGCGCAGCGCGCGCCGGTCGATCTCGGTCGGGATGGCGAAGATGTCGCCCTGGCGCTTGACGTCCCGGCCCAGCGCCTCGGCGAACCGGACGGTGTCGGGCTTCAGTGCGTCGTACGCCTCGGCGACGGTCGTGGCCGTGGCGCCGGCGGGGAGTTCGCAAAAGAAGTACGAGGGGCGGCGCTCGTTGTGGTCGAAGCCGGACAGGTACTTGGCCCGGCGAGCCTTGCGGATGCGGCCGTAGCACGCGGCGTCGGTGTGCCGCGAGCACGTGGCGGGGACGAGCGAGGCGTGCCAGCGGTCGGTGGCAGCCTGGCGGCGGTCTCGCCAGTCGTTGTACTCGTTGCTCTCGTACCACTTGTTGCGCGCCGCGCGGTACTCGGCGCTCCAGTAGTCCCCGGGGAAGTCGGGCTCGGGAACGGCCTGGTCGGGGTGCGGTTCGGTGTGGTGGCTGCCGATGTAGTTGCGGCAGGTCACGGAGTAGGCGACCTCGGCCTCGATCAGCGACTCGCCGAGCCAGTGCCGGTACGTCACCCAGCGGTAGGTCTGGCCGTCGAAGGTGTAGTCCCACTCATGCTCGGGGAACCCGTCGGCCCGGGCGGCGCTCGGCTCCTGGCGGTGCTTGCGCCACCGGGCGGGAAGGTCGGCGTAGTCGCGGCTGGTCTGCTTGACCGTCTCGGTGCGGTCCGGGGTGGAATCCAGGATGCGGACCGAGTCCATCGAGATCCCTGCGGCGCTGAGCACCGAATGCGGGATGATGACGGTCTGGTGCCCGTGCAGCACCGAGCGCACGACGGACTGGTGCTTCGACGTGGTGTTCGAGTAGCGGTCGCCGTTGAGCAGGAACGCGATGGCGTTGCCGCGGCGGTCGCGCAGGGGTCGCGCGAGCTCGAAGTGCAAGCCGTAGGAGTAGATGCGGTCGCCGTAGACGGGCATGCGTTCGTTGGTCAGCATGCGCCCGGAACCGCTCAGGACGTTGTCGCGCCAGCGGGCGGCGACCTGGTCGTATCTAGTCATGACAAACTCCCTTCGATCGGGGACGAAGAGGGCGCGCGGAAGATGCGCGCGGCGATCCGTGCGCTAGCAGGAATCGCAGGGGGGTCGCCATCCGCGACCGGACGCCGCTTCGAGGTTGGAATGCAGAATGTGGGGGATGAGGTCGGTCGAGTCGTCGAGCTCGGAGTCCGTCCAGACGCTGACGTGCTCCTCACGCCAGCCCTCCGGAAGATGCTCGATCATGCCAGCTCTCGATCCAGGGCCTCTCGGCCCTCCCGCTCGGCCTCATCCTGCCCGTAGAAGCCCCAGACGGACTCGATCACCCTCCAGTCCTCGTACATCCCGTGCGAGACGGGCTTCCCGTCGGACTTGCGCACGGTGGTGGTGGTCACCACGGTCGCTTCCTCCAGGACGTAGCCGTAGACCTCACCGTCGGCCCACAGCTCGTACTCCTCGACTTCGCCTCGCGTGGTCTCGACGCCCATCGTGGCGCCCCACCGTTCGCACAGCTCCGGGTCGGAGTACCAGAGAATGCCATCGCTGACGACGACACCGAGGTCCCATCCGTGGAAGATGCGCCCCCAGCGAGCGAAGGCGGTCGTCGCATCGAAGGGGCGAAGCGCGCGCCCGTTGTGCCAGTGTGCGTGCCTGTCGGTCGCCCCGAAGAAGTAGCGGATCGCCTCGGAGAGGGAGTTGTGGTTGTTGACGACCCCGCCCTCCCAAGTCTGGCCGGGCTCCATCTTGCGCCAGTCGTACGAGGGAAGGACGAAGTAGGACGTGCAAATGCCGTCCCGGTCGAGTCGCGGATTGACCGCGTCCTCGTCCCGCTCGATGCGCAGGCGGTAGTTCTGCGTCACCTCGATGTCAGTCATGCGCCACCCCCCTCGGTGGGCGGGTTCGCACTCCACGATGCGACCATCACGCGCCCGAGATTGCGCAGCGCCTTGTACTGGTCCGTCCACAACCGCTGCGTTGCGTCGTCCGCCCTCCACTGCTTCCGTCGGCGGTTCACCTCGGCCATGAGGGTGTCGAGAGTCCCCGTCCAGCAGCCCACGACGAGGACGTGCCCGCTCGCGTCCCCCGTGCGCGCGAGCGTCGCGGTGACACCTTCGGACCCGATAGGGCCGACCGCGATCCAATATGCCTGTGAATCCACCCGCGCCTTGCCAGACACCCGCGCGTTGCCGAACACCCACGCGTTGCCGAACACCTGCGCGTCGCCGTACACCCGCGCGTCGCCGTACACCCGCGCGTCGCCGTACACCTGCGCCTCGCCGAACACCCGCGCGTTGCCGAACACCCACGCGTTGCCGAACACCTGCGCGTCGCCGTACACCCGCGCGTCGCCGTACACCTGCGCCTCGCCGTACACCTGCGCCTCGCCGAACACCCGCGCGTTGCCGAACACCCACGCCTCGCCGAACACCCGCGCGTCGCCGTACACCCGCGCGTCGCCGTACACCTGCGCCTCGCCGAACACCTGCGCCTCGCCGAACACCCGCGCGTTGCCGTACACCTGCGCGTTGCCGTACACCTGCGCCTCGCCGAACACCTGCGCCTCGCCGAACACCCACGCGTCGCCGTACACCTGCGCCTTGCCGTTGCGCAGGGTCAGGCTCTCGACCCAACCGCCCAGGTCGCCAGCCTTGACCCCCGCGCTCGGAATGTCCACGAGCGCACGGATCCGATGGACCGTCACACCCTGCGCGTTGACCTTCGACTCTCCGGTCAACTCGATCTTGATGTCCATGCTCATTCCCTCCAGTAGTCGGGTCGGCCGGCCTGAAGCCAGGCGTCCAGTGCGTTCTCCAGGCCGTGCACGAAGCAGATGTAGGCGTGCTCGTCGAACTCCAGATCCTCGGGCCAGGTCGAGTAGCGGGCGCCGTACTCGTTCGCGTCCACGTAGTCCTGAAGCTCCTCGAAGGAGCGCACGGAGGACGGGACCTTGGACTCTGCGACGTCCCACTCGATCTCGGACATCGCGAGGTTGATGGCCTTGGTGAGGTTCATGCTTCCTCCTTTCGGATCATGGCGGAGGCGTGCTCGGTCTGGTCCATCGCGAGGGCGATGGTGCCGGGAAGGTCGAAGGGGTTCACAGGGCCACCGCATCCGGGGAGATCCAGGGCTCCGCTCCGGTCTTACCGATGTTCGGCCGCATCCCGACGGCGTGGTTCCACTGCTCGGGACGCACCGCCCGCTCGGCCGCCTCGACGGTCCACGGGTCCTTCACGGCGTCCTCGACGAACATGGAGGAGCCGAACTCGCGGGAGGGCTTCAGGGTGGCGTAGTGCTGCCACCCCTCGATGTAGGACTCGGAGAACGTGCCCCACATCCCGTCTCGGGAGTAGGTCAGGTACCCATGCCCGGGTCGGACCGGCGCGTACCACACGGAGAACCCGGCGGCCTTCAGCCGACTGGCGTACTCGTGCAAGCGGTCTCGGATGTCACTCATGCGGTCAGCTCCTTGCCTTTGTCGAGGAGGGTGGCGATCTCGTCGACCACCTCGGGAGGGACGGCCTCGGACAGCCAGGCGCGGCCGTAGCGGTAGCCGGACTGGTCACAGACGAGGTTGTCGAGCATCCACTCGGAGCGAGTGGGCTCGCCCGGGGCGTACCCGGGAAGGTCGTCGGGGACCGTGGACAGGTCCATGTGGGCGCACTCCGCGCGCATCGTGTTCAGGTGCCAGCGGTCCCAGAGGGACACCAGCCGGCCCAGGTCCTCGATGGTGAGAGACCCGGCAGGCTTCGTGATCTCGGACAGTCGGTCCTGAATCTGGCCGAACTCGATGGACTCGGATCCCTTGTAGAGGACATCGCCGGTGATCGACAAGATGTCGGGACACGGGATCCACTCGTGCTGGACGGACTGCACGGTAGCGCGCAGGTTCAGGGGATCCGGTCCGTACCTCACGTGCAAGATCACGCAGCGGCCGTCGTCGGTCTTGCCGACGTTGACCGTACGGTCAAGCCGCAGGTCGTTCTTACGCGCCATGTGAAACCTCCCTAAGCAGCATGAAAGCCCGCACATCGGGCGGGCTTTGAAGGGGAGCGACGTTTTCCGCGCTAGCGGTAATCGTCAGGAGGGACTAGCTCCGAGCAGCAGCACGGGCAGTCCGGTCAGGAGCACGAACAGCGCTCCGGCCACGAGCCAGAACAGTCCACGGACGAACGAGCGCAGCGTCAGTTCGCACCTCCGGCGCGCGGTGAGGACAGGACGACGAGCTCGTTCGGGAACACTCCCGCACGGGCGCCGTCACGGTCGAAGCGGACGAGGTAGCCGAGACCGGCGGTTCCCACGACGGTCCCGAACTCGTTGGTCTGCACGCTGAGGCCCTCGATGAGGGTGAACCGCGCAGCCACCACGCGGGCGCCAGGAATGACGACGTCGTACATGATTCCTCCCGTGGTTGTGTGTTACTTGCCTGGTCCGGTCGCGAACCGGTGGCGCCTACGCGCGCTAGGGCTGACGACGGCTAGTCGTCCTCATCGTCGAACGCGCACGTGAGCGCGGTCACTCGGAGTGTCGAACACTCCGGGCAGTAGGCGTTCACGTACCCCATGACGTACTCGTGACCACGGGAGCGGGCTTCCGGCGCGATCACTGCGTGAGTCCGTCGTAGTAGCCGACGACGACGAGGGACCCGTAGTCGTGGCGAGAGTAGGTGCGGTCGCACTCGTCCTCGGTCGCGTACCGGACCATCACTGCCGAGGAGTAGGACTCGGACTGGAATCCGTCCCACCCCACGAAGGGGCTTTCGGTCAGGTGCGGCTGGTCGACGCGCTCGAACTCGTCGATGTCGTACCAGGACCCCCGGTACCGGAAGAACCGGTCAGCCCAACGGTCCTCGTCGTGCACGTAGTCGAAGTCGGGTCGAACGTCGTCGGGAAGGTCGTGCCACGTGACGAGCTCCCGGATGCGTCCGTTCGTCTTGACGGTCACTCGGCCACCTCCGTGGCGACGTCGAACCGAAGTCTCATCGCCTGCGGCCCGTACGCACGCCATGCGGCGAGGTTGGCGAACATGCCGGAGGGGCGCGCCTCGTGGGACTCATCGAGGGCCTCGTCCGCCTCGTCGCCACGGTGCAGGTGGACGTAGGGCGCGACCCCCTCCCGGGGCGTCGCGTAGTTCGGCTCGACGAACAGGTGGCAGTCGGAGCACTTCTCGTAGAGCCCGCGACCGCCGCTCACGGCCGGACCTCCGTCACGGAGTACGCGACTCCGAGGTCGTGGTCGCCCGTGTGGCCGGGGGTCGGACCGAAGACCGTGCCGGTTCCGGCGAGGACATCGGCGCCGAAGTTCTCCCAGTCACCCTGGGCGAGGCACTCCAGCACGTTGACCGTGGCGGAGTAGCCACCGACGATGTCGTCGTTGTCGTCCTCGTCCTCGCGCCGCTCCCGGGCGAGGTAGTCCCACGCCTCAGTGGCGGTGTCGAAGACGGGCGGGTCGTCGTCGGTCGGCAGGTACCCGGGCACGTTGATGGTGGCGAGGAAGGTCATGGCGTCTCCGTCTCAGCGGTGGAAGTCGAGCAGGGTGTCGATGTGGCCGAGCGCGTCGTGGAGCCACCCGATCTCGTCGTCGCCGGTCACCTCGCGGTAGTCCGGGTCGTCGTGGCGGTCCATGTCGTTCTCGTCGTCGAGCCGCTTGCGCACGGTCTTCAGGAACGTCTCGGCCTCATCGAGGACGGTCTCCAGGCCGTCAGCCATCAGGCACGCTCGCTGTGGAAGCTGACGGGCACGCCCGCGGCGGTGGCGTTGGCCCGCAGAGCGCGCTTCAGGTTGCGCGCACGCTCACGGGTGGCGAGCTGGTACTGCCGGCTCCTCCCGGAGCCGTAGGTCACGGTCAGGTCCCACATTGCAGGGCTCCTCACTCTGAAGGGACAGGAAGTTGCTCTCACTCTCTTAGCCCGCTCGCTAACCGTCGAAGGCTCACAAGTCGCGCACCGGAGATGTTGAGGGCCCGATATCCGCCACGTCGGGCAAGCGTGATCGCGCATCCGCACGCCGGCCTCGGGCCGCACGGATTCGGCAGCGCGAGTGCCGGAGGGTCAGTAATCGAACCCTCAGAAAGCCGACCGGAGTATCCCGCCGTCGGCGTGGCGGGTGCCCTGAAGCGGACAGGACTGGCACCGACGAGCTCGGTACTGGTCCAGCGCGCTCCAGACGGAAAGGGAAGGTGACCGTCCGCCGACTCGCAGGGAGTTGGCGTTGGACGACCGGTCAGGCCAGGCCGGGCGCATGCGTTACGCACGCGACCTCTGGTCTCACGTCGTCCCGCATGGAAAGGTGCTTGGTCGACGGACGGCCACCGGGTGAGCCCCTAGGAAAGGCTCGGTGCGGAGCCGAGCTATAGCGCTCATTATGCTCCGCGCGGAACCGAGCTATAGCGCTCATTATGCTCCGCGTCGAAATCCTAGGCATGGGTGGCACTGGTCAGTTGCCCTGTTGGGAGGGCGTGCATAGTTGACCAGGACGCCGGGAGGGCTGTTGCACTACTGCCGAAAGTGCATACGGCAGTCCCTCAGGTGGCCACCACAAGTCACACCTGAAGGGTCGGTGCACGTCACACCGAAGTGCAGCCTACGGATGCGTCACGCTCACCTCCCTTGTCTAGGTCGCACGGAGGGCCCGAAGGCCACATGACAGCGCGCCCGTGCGCCGATCTGCGAGCGCACGCACGGGCAGCGGCCTCGCCCACGTGCGGCCCATCGCAGGGTCGGCACGTAGGGGTCCCGCAGGAAGATCAGTTGCCGGACAGCAGCGCGAAGGTCTCGGCGCGCACCGAGCGGGAGTGTCCCCACTCCAGCTCCTGCCCGTCGTCCATCGCGTCGATCAGGTCGGCGAGGTAGTCGCGCACCGCGTCGGGCAGGAGGGCCCGGATCAGGGCGCCACGGTCGAAGGCGTCCAGGATCGACGCGTCCTCACACTCGATCGCGACCGCGACGGTACGCGAGTCGCGTTCCACCACCTCCAGGCGCGAGAGGCCGTGGACACTCGCGACGGCCCTCACTGGGACCACAACCAGGAGTGCATGAGGTCGTCCGCCTCAGCACGGGCACCGCAGGCCATGAGTGCGTCGTAGACCGGCACAACGTCGGTCGGCCGACCTTGCATGCGGTGGTAGGTCTCACGCTTCAGGACCGCGATGGCGTATCGGCGGTCGTTCGCTCGCAGCACGCGCAGCGCGTTGCTCACGGCGTTGACGAGCTCACCGTTCTCACCGGTGGCAGCACCGGTCCGCTCGTCGTGCTGAAGCATGTGCACGTCCATCAGGATCGGGTCGTCGGTGTCGGCGCCGCACAGGGCGCACGTCAGAAGGTCCATCCTCACTCCTCACTCCACCAGGTGTAGGCGTACCGAGTCCCGGCGAGGTGGCAGCCGCACGCGTCGCACGGCCATCGGGAGAAGTCGTGCATCTCGCAGTCCTCGGAGTGCGCGTCGCCGTCCGACGGGTCCTGAAGGTCGTGCCCGCACTCGTCGGTCCTTCGGCCGGGAGTGACGTCCAGGTCCGGCAGCAGGTTCCACGGCTCGCAGCACGGGTCCTGCGGAGGCTCACCCTCGCGGGCGAAGTAGCAGTCCACGCACACCCAGAGGGTGCCCTGTGCGGTCGCCACGTCAGGCGCCGTACTTCGCGCGGCGCACGTCCCGGCGCCGGAGCGTCTCGGCGCGGCCGGACGGCTGGGACTTGTGGGTCAGGTGCTTAGCCATGATGACTCCTGAAGGTTGTCAGGAGGGCGGATGCCCTCACTCTCTAGCCCACCGGGACGGTTGGGCCGTTGCACAGCTCGGGCACCGGAAGGGCCCTTGTGCATGGCGCCGATCTGCGAGCGCACGCCATGCGACCTGAAGGAGAGTCAGGCCGACTCGGAAGCCGGGACGGTGCCGTAACCGAGGCACGTCGGGCAGTAGGACAGCGGGGCAGTGTCCGAGCGCGGGTAGCGCGTCAGGTGCAGGTAGCCGTTCATGAGGGTCATCCACACACCGGGCTCCGGGCACTCCTGAAGCTCAGTCACGGGCGGTCCTCCACGTCATCGGCCCAGCACGTGCAGCACGCATGGACCGTGCCGCCGAGATCGTTCGTCCATGTGAAGTGCCCGGACGCGTCGATCCGGTAGCGGGAGGTCCAACTAAGGTTGGACCGGTTCACCGCGTTGATCGCGGCGCACGTCGGGCACTCCTTGCCGGCGGCCATCTCAGGCCACCAGGTACCCGGCGGACTGGAACTGTCCGGCCGTGAGGGTGTCGGTCGTCAGGCCGAGGATTCGACCCGAGGGCGCGTAGACGGTGTGCACCGTCGGCGCGGGCGGCAGGGACTGCGGGTACCACGTCGTCATGTCATCCTCCAATGGGTGACGTGTTTCTTGCCTTCACCTTCTAGACCGGCTGGCCGGCTCGGAGCCGACACGGTCCGGGCACCGACAATTGCCGGTGTGCCGTCAAGCCCGGAACGGGGCGTGACGCGTGAGCCACGCATCGGCCGACCGTGATGTCGGCCGACGAGCGATGTCCGTTGCGAGGGCATCGGCCTCACCGAAGGTGAGGTAGCCCTCACGGACGGCACCAGCGAGGGCACCGTCCGTACTGTGGCCGAGGCCGCGCATAATCTGGAGCCGCCGAAGCAACTCGCCGTGCGGGACGTCCGACATGATTGTTCTCCTTCACGTCCTGCCAGCAGGGGCACTTTTTTTCACCGATTCGACGCCCGAAGTAGGGGTCGAAAACGTGCCCTCACCTTCTAGCCCGTTCGGCTAGCGGCATCCGAGCCCAGTACGGGCACCGGAAGTTTTTGGGGATGGAAGGCCGTAAGGGGAACCCGGCCGAATCTCGGCCGGTTCGCTGCCTTCACTGTGCCTTCACTGTCTAGGCCATCGGGCGCGCACCACTTGCGCGCACTACGCGCACCAAAGCTGCGATCCGCGGGCACGCGAAAGGGCCCGCACCGTCACCCGTGATGGGCGGACGGTGCGGGCCCTTTCGGCCCGCTACGTCTAGCGGAACATCGCATCCGCGACCGCGCGCGCGTTGGCGACCGTGACGGGCGCGTCGATCACGCGGGCCGTAGCGGCCGCGTCCGCGTTCGCGTCCGTGATCAGGCCGCGCTCACGCCACGCGTCCGCGAGCGACGGGACCGGGCGACCCATACCGGCCGCCATGGCGGCCCGGTACTCGGCCGCTGCCCGCGCCCGGTTCGCGGGCGATTCGAGCGCGGCCCGCACGTCATCCGCGATTCGCGCGACAGTCGTGCCGGACGCGGGTCCGGCCCACGGGTAGCCGCCGATGAGGTCGCGCGACGTGCCCATGAGGTCGCGCGCGCCCGCGCGGCCGTAGTCACGCGCGTACTCGGTGTAACGCTTCTGTGCGGCCGTCATCTCGGGCCGCTCCCGCCGCGTCACGTCCCGTACGCGTCCGATCGGCGCGCGGTCACCCTCACGGGCAATTTCGACCATCGCGGCCGCGACGCGCGATACGAACCGGGCGCACGCGGACCGCAGTGTGTGAATCGTGTCGCGCGAGACGTAGCCGCTCGCGGACACTGCGACAGTGGCCACGCCGCTGTCACGCATGGCGCGCGCGATGGCGGACCATGACGCGCCCGGACGCGCGTCAAGCCATGCGCGGACAATCTCCGCGTCCGCCGGGTCCAATCCGTCGCGGACGCGATTCAGTGCATCCGCGAGCACGTCAAGAATGGACGGCGACGGCGTGATTCCGGGCCGCGTGTCCTCAACGTCCCAGCCGTCGCCCGCGAGCGTGTCCCACGACACGACGAACTGCGACCCCATCGACCGGACCGGCCGCACGCTCTCGGGTGCGACGGTGCGGGGGATTCCGCACGCGCGCTCCGCCACTGCCACGACGTGACCCGGGTGCTCGCGCTGCAAGCGCGCCCAGAGCAGCGTGCGGACGCGCGGCCGCGCCGCCATGATCGCGTCCGCGTAGCGGACCACCACTGGCGCGTCGCTCCGCGCGTCACTCATCGCGTCCGTGACGAGCGACGGCCGCGTGTCGCCATCCTCCCCGTGCCAACGGGGGACCGCGACCGTGTCGGTCGCGTTCGCGTTGCGTGTCATCGTGCCCTCACCTTTCTAGACCGGCGGCACCGTGCCGCACACCCCCACTATCGGCACCGCGACCCCTCACCCACTAGGCCAATATCCATTCCGTGATCCATTCGTTATCAATTCGTTATCAACGCGCCGTCGCCCGGCACGCCCCCCGGTTATTCGAACACGTGTGCGAGCTCCTGCTCTCGGGAACGGCAGA